TCAAAATGAAGGACATTCTTCATCTTCTTGCCACATTTCCTACAAAGCATATCTTTCGTTCCTTTCCAAATAATGGTTTTAATTATGTCTAGTTACCTTGTGAGTTAAATATAACATAAGAAAAATAAAATGTCAATACCTGTTTATTTAATTTTGCGTAGTTAAATAATCTTCTTCTAATGCCTGTCTAGTAGACTCTTCCATTTTCTGTTGTTGAATAGTCCGATTACTTAAGCACCAACTACAAGTACCATGGTTCCGGCAGGAACAATCAAATGCCTTAGAACCGATATAAGGTTTTCTTTTTTCTTTACCATGCTCAATAGCTTTATCAAGACTCATAACTACTACCTCTTTTTTAATTATATCTAGTTTAAAATATTGGTAGAATTATTGTAAGACCATTCACCAAAATATTTCTCTTCAGCTTCTTTACGAACTTTAACTGCATCTTCAAGTTTATCAAACGATCCCAAATGTTCACGCATAATATAGGCGACCCATTTTTGAGATTTTTTATTCCAAGTTACTCCCGTAGTTCCGGACGAGTTATTTATTTGTAACCCTTTATTCCAATTATTGTGTTGTGGGCTAAGAGATTTTAAATTTTCTTTTCTATTGTCTTTTCTATTACGATTAAAATGGTCTACTTGTATTTCTGGGTTGTTTTCGTCCATAATAAGTCGATGCATTATGATATATTCATCATCACATGTACTATACATATATCCATTACTATTGGTACTCCAACAATAATCTTTAATTCTGTCATAGTCTTCTAAATCAAAATAGAATTCCTCATTATCATTAGATGAATATCCTATTCCATAATCCCCACTCAAATCATAAGTGTTATATTTCTTATTTGCTTTATTACGTTCTTTCATAAATTCTTTATGAACACAACCACACGATTTAAGAAGAACTGCTGTTTTTCTAAGACTTGCTCCACGCATTGTAATAAAATTTCCACATTCACATTTGCATAACCATCTGGAATTACCTGAGTTAGTATTTTCTTCTCGTCTTATTACAGTTAATAACCCAAACTTTTGACCAGTTAAATCAATACATTCACCCATTTTTCAACTGCTCCTTATACTGTCTGATTACTTCGTGAGTGATAATGGTCATATTCGGTTTGGCTTGAGAGTATGTATCCCACTTTTCGTAGTTATTAATATCGGTTTCAAAGGCATCACCAATACTGACCTCATATTCTCGCCTTCCATATTCCTGCCAAGCAATCGTCCTATTAATTTCCTCAACCAAGGCTTCAAATCCGTATAAAGCAATTTCTTCTTTTCCTAAGAATTTATTTTCGTATTGAACGATATGTTTGAATTTCTTAGGTGCTCTCAGATATTTTCTTACTGCCTTTTCAGTCCATTCCTGAACACGAATATTGTTGAAGATATTATACATAATAACTTTCTTTTTATTACAATCATAATTCAAAACATAAAATTCAAACTGCATTATTTACCTCCGTAAAAATTATTACATTGTGCCCATTGTTCTGGAGTTAATTTTCTCATTGATAATTCGTACACATCTCCATTATTTATATGTACAAATACTCTCCTTCTATCAGTCCATGTTTCTTCTTCTATTGTTTCAACATATTCCAGTGCATAATTACTATCTCCCGGAGAATAAAAACTTTCATCAAAACAGCTTCCATTACGTTCCGTATCATAAAAAGCAACTTGTAGTTCTTTCACTCTGCATTTACCATTATTGTCGTACCACATTATCTCACCTCCGGATCAAATTCTGTATTTATTCACCGTATTTAACATATCTTTCAAACGCTTCTATAAAAGCATCTCTACTCATAACCTTGTGGGCATATTCAGTATATACTTCACCGAACTGGTCATATTCAAATATTTTCTCATAGATGCCATCCGGTTCCACAAAGTATTTTGGTTCGCTGCGAGAAACAGTGTAACGTAACGTAGCTTCTTTTGCCAGTTCTAAAGGCATTGTAATATTCTTACCATTGTAATATAATTCGTTTGTTGACATATATCCTCCAATCATCAAATGCTGCTTTTATCAATCCACATAATCCGTAAATTCTTTTCTACAACATAAGCACTTTACTGTTTGACACTCTACTATACCACTTGGTAAAAATTCAAACACAAACTGTTCGCCTGCTGTTGCACGAGATACACAACCTTGCTCTCTATGCTTTTCTATCCACTTATCTATTTTTTTACTTGTTTCAAATTTCATACCTTCACCTCGAATCCGAATAAAACTTTGTTTTTATTTATCCAAAGGACATTCATCAGGACAATCCGTACACATCGGACAACAACCAAATATTTCTGCGTACTGTCTTCCAACTATATTTTGAATATCATCAATAATGTCATCAGCCAACTCTTCAATAGTAATGTCTGCATGAACATTCAGGTCGTATAAATCTTGTATTAATTTATCTCTAAACTCTTTCATAATTCCTCCGAATCAAAGATTTATTTTATTTACTATTCATTTAAAATTTGAATTGCTTGTCTGATATGTTTATTAGCCAAACCACTCCACTTCATCTCGGAACAAGCAATGTAACCCTCATAATCTTTATGCGAAGTTTTAACTAAATGGTTGTCTGCAAACATTTGCAAATCCGCATCTTCATCATCCAAAATGACATAATTCTCAATTTCATACCTATGTTCTGATAACCAAGCCATTATCTCATCTTCTCTTTTATAAGATGTTTCAAGTTTTGGTGTTTTTCCAATTACTTCAATATGATACTTATCCATCAAGTCCCAAAATAGTTTATTCCTGTCAAGGTCATAATGTCTTTTCCCAGTGTGATGAAGCAACCCATTTCTCCAAGAAGATGATAAGACAACTTTCGCACCGGTTTTCTTGCAAATCTTACCCAATCGTTTTACACGTCTCTTATCCACATTCGTATAATGAGATTTTGATCTAATGAAATCTTTTATCTTCTTAGACGGAATGATGTTCCATATGTTATATTTTACATATTCGGAAAAATCCCATCCATTTAAGACTCCATCAATATCCAAAAATACAATCTTCATTCTTCCTCCAATTCAAATGTTAATTTTATTTACCCAATTCTTCTCTTCCACGAATACCTAATAACCAATATTCATACTGTTTTTCTGTAAGTCCCAAATATTCTATTGCAGATAATCCTGTATCTGAGTCGTGCCAATCATCCATTGCATCTAACAATAATGTTTCTATGGCAATCTCAGTAGCAGTTTTATATGCACCATCTGTAATTTCAGGAACATGCGACATTAAAACTTTTGCTGCCAAAATATTATTCATAATTATATATCCTCCAAATAAAATATTAGTTTGAAGGAATTACCACTCGTAATCCCAATTAATTAATTTTCCAATACAAATATCCCATTTCCCAAGAGCAATCATGAAATAAATTTGATCATAATCTTTACAAAAGAATGCGCCTATATGCCAACGCTTACCATGTTCTTTTTCAATTGAAAACCATTTATACTTTCTCTGCTTCTCTTCCATCTTTATTCCTCCATCAACTTAGCCTTAACTACGTTTCTAACTTCATCCAGGATATTGTCGCAGCTACCACGAGAAGAAATCCATTCGCCATTCAGGTACAGGTCGTACACATTGTCTCCACGCAGCTTAATCTTAATATCAAAATTCATAACAGTTTCATTATTCATAGTTCTTGTCCTCCAGTTTAATCGTTTACATCAAGCACTCGAATATTTGATATCCCGTAGGCAGTACCATTTAACATTTCTTTCAGCATATCTGCTACTTCTTCATCTTCTGCGATATCATCTCCATCAATCCAAAAGTCTAATTGCACTGTATAAGTCATAATTTAATCCTCCGATCAAAGTAAAGTTTTATTTACCTAAATGTCTATGAATATGATTAGCCAAATCAAGTAAATATTCTTTGGCTCTGTCACTACTTCTTGCTACCGAGAATGCATATACATCATCACGCTCAGCGTTAAGCATTACTTCATCAATACATCTGTCAATAATAAACATTATTTTTTCTTGATTTTCATATGCTTTGTTATCATAATTTGTTTCTTGAATAGGGTGAATCTCACCTGTCATCTTAAATAAAACTTCCGAGATTGCTTCATTATCTAACATACTTTCTCTCCTTCCAATCAAAGCAAAATTTGATTTAATCTTTTTCACTAAAACCACAGAATATCCACACCAAAAACCAGAACAGTTCGTTCAGCGGATATGTGGTATCAAATATCTCCATAAATGGCATATTACAAACATCTAAAATCCAAAATATTGTAATTGCCGTTTTTATTAACCATATTAAACTCATATACTAATAACACTCCTCAAACAGAATTAATTCTGGTTTTATAAAACGAGCTTCTTCACTAATAATTCCATAATCTATTAGATGATTTAAGTGACTTATTGCTTCAGCCTTACCAGTTACTAAATCATCATCACTAATACTAACAGAGCAACCTTCAAACTGTCGTCCCTTAGCAAATATGTAGCCAAGATATAAATGACAACCGCTCATAGGATCGTCGAAAATCTGTGTCCTTCCTGGAATCTGATTGCAGGAATATTTCTCTCCTTCACTAGACCACTTCCAGTCCTCAAACTTATCTGTATCCATACCGGTTAAATTGTAACCATAAATTAAATAATGTCTACTTTCTACGCTCATTTACCAAATCTCCTTTCGTTCATTATCTGCATTCAAGTCGCAAACTATAATGCACTCACCTGTCTGAGAATCTTCTATGTAAACCTTGTCGTGTTTTACGAAGGTATTAAATGTTCCGTTCCTCAGTTCGGTTCTAAGTTCCACTAAATCAATCATTATTTACTTCTCCTATTGAAAATTTCGTTATATTATTGTATAATTTCTCCATCACACTAAAGAGGATTTATTATGAAAAGCATTAAAGAATACTGTTACGGATTCCATGCCAAAGGTGGCGACTTAATTGTATACGGAGACAATGTAAAGATATGCAGGCAGTATATGGATACTCTAACACCTGATTGTATTGAAGATGTGTGTGAATACTGTTCACAACACGATATTCGGATATTCCATAAATTCGACCGTTCTATTGGTGGATTAATATCTCTTATAGAAGTCTACATTCTTACTAAAAAATATAATGTTCATAGTTCATTTAAAGAATTAGTACAGTATCTTGAATCCGAGTGATAAAAGAGTTGTTTGATTTAGTATAATTTCAAACTTAATTCTTCTAAATCTGCTTTGATTCTATCTATTTCTGTAAGTCCGGTAATATCATTTAATAAATCTATAATGTCATTTACATCACTTTCAATATCGTTAATGACATCTATAACTGCGCTTTCTGGAATAAGATTTTCTTTTCCATCATCATATCCAAATTCAACCAATTCGCTATACGCAAATCCATTGCCTGTTATTGCTTTTCTGTACTCACTTCTGTTTGACATATGTTCACCTCTACTTCCTATATAATTGGTAAATCTTCGTTTATGTACCCCGGAATCACACCGCAAAACAAATTAGTAACATGTTTACATCTAGGGCACTCAATTGCATGCCAGTCTTTATATTGTGGAGTTTTAATATACAGGGTATATCCACATTCGCAGAATGCTGCGGAATATCCTTCCATCTCTCTTGTTCCTTCTCCATAACTAGGTTTAGTTATAACTTCATCACCTTTATACATATATTCCTCCAATCAAAGAACTGTTTGGTCTATACTGTTCTCATATACATTTTGTCTATCTCAACATGGCTATTGCAGTCTGGGCACACGATGTATTTTATAAAATTACAATCTCGTTGACTAATATAATATTCTTTCTCCTTAATATCTTCTGTTGTATATTTCAATTTCGCATCACAGAAATCACAACTTATAATATTTTTATTTCCGTGTTCAATTACTTCTACCATACTATGTTTCACTCCAATCCAATCTCTGCCCACAATCTGAGCAATAATCACTTTCCCAATCATTAATTCCGTACTCGAAATCATGCCCACATATCGGACACTTTGCATAGTCATAACACAAAAGTCCGTCTGCATATCCATCAGCAATATAATCCGGTCTCATCGGTGTCTGTTTATCCAATGCATTTTTAATGATTGTCAACGCACTATCTACGTCAACGCACTTCCACTTTAAGTGTGGATTTGCAACAATATGTAATGCTTCTTTATTTGTCATATCTATTCTCCAATCAAATGAAAATTTGGTTTATCCTACCAACTTCCTATACAGTTCATCTGCTTCTTTCTCTTTGAAAACCTTTAATATTTTCGGAGGATTAACACGAGATACCATTAATAAGGAAATGTCTCCGTTATATCCTTCCTCGTAGGCTATTGTTAAAAGATCTTCAATAGGTTTCTTACGTTCCGGCTTCTTATATTCCATTGCCGCAGCTTCTAACAAACCTTGCATTGTATCATCAAAAAATTTACTCATTATCCCTCCAGTAGTTTTAAAAACTGCACAAAGTAGTTCGTTTTTGCACTACTCTGTGTAAAAATTAAAATGGCGGTGCAAGGCTTCTCACCTACTGCAAACCTCTCATGGATGTCGCCATAGTTTTATGTGTTGGTATCCCACTCGTTCCATGTTGTAGAGTCCGTATTTTCTTTCGCAACTTTATCTTTGTTCAACCGCCAATTTTATTTATTTAATAACTCCCATCCCTGATACCACATAGAATTTGAATTTGCATACTCTTTAATCAAGTTAAGCATTTCATCTTCTTCTGGGAAGAATGGGTCACGCTTCTTTGTTGAGTTAATCCAGCCCAACGCATTCATCATGAATTGGCCAAATCTCATATCTGGGAATGAATGTTTATGTATTTCTTTTAACTCCGCATAAAATGAATCTAATCTATTTACGTCTCTCATATTTTTCTCCGATCAAATTGATAATTGATGGTGTCTCTATATCCAATTTAAATTAACCTCATCGTTCTGAACTCTTTCAAGATCATGCTGCTTGCTTTTAATTTGACTCTGTAAAAAGTCAATCTCATCTTGGATACGTGCCAACACCTTTTCTTTATTTTTTATAGCACCTTTTCTTACGTAGTATTTACCACCACAATACATTCCTCCACTGTCTGTTGCTACATGCCACCAGTCACCTTCATCATATTCCCAAATATGTTGACCAGAATGTTTGTTTACTTCATCAAAGTCAAATAGGAATTCAAATTCATCAAAGTTCTCATCTGTTAATTCGATGTACTTATCATTGAAATATGTATCCACCATATACCATGTATTATCAATTTCACCATGGCAAACTTTAAACGTCCAATTGAAGCAATGATACATATCATCCCAATATAATGAACTTCTGTATCTTTTATCTGGTTCATGGCGATACAAACCATGTATTACGATTTTATCTACATTTTCTTTTGATAACATTTTTCCTCCAACAACCAAACCGATATTTTATTTACCAAGATACAAAAACCATAAACTCATTTGGTTGTAATCTTGAATATTTCACTTCAAAATCATTTTCAACAAAATTTTCTAATGCTTTGTATAAACATTTTTCAAACAAAGGGTCTTCATCTTGTAGCTTTATAACCACATTATTCATTCCGTCTTTTGCAGCTTGTAAAATATCTTTTTCTATTTTTTCTTCATACTCTTTTACCAACTCTTCATAAATTGGACGATACATTAATTTTCTAACTTCATCTGCATTAATCATAATTTATCCTCCGGCAATCAAATCAAACTTTTATTCACTTTTTGAATCAATATATTGTATGTACTGCTCATCTGTTATACATTATATGGTGGTTCGTATTTTTTGAACAACTCACCCATTGTCATGTTGTTATACTTAGCAAGATCCATGGCTAATGCGCAGACATTTCTAGGTTGCGAAGCTCCAACTACATTACAAAGATAACTAGTAAGACTTCTTTCGAAAATGTCATACTCATCTACTTCATCTTCGTCATCCCATGTTTTGCCAGACCAACCTAACATCTCAAGTCCATTTACATAGACTTTTGTATCCGGTGCATCTAAAACACTACCTTCTGCATGTCTCCACCACGCATTTTTTCCTGCAAGGTCAACAAACATTTCCTCAGTGATGTCGCACATATCTTTGAATAAGTTATCAGACACTTCCCAGACTTCATATCTGTCACCTTTGTATGTACGCTGATGTCGTTCATATTCTTTATGGTCTGACATTCTAATCATAAAATTCATTAAATGATTTCCTAAAATCTCTACCATATTAATTCTCCTATCAATTAAACTTTGGTTTACTCAACTACTTTTGCTTTCATAAATATGTATGCCAAAATTAAAGACTCAATAATAATTGTCAAATTAGCACATACAAGCTGCCATGCTGTAACCTCAACACCTCTTGCAACATCTACAATTGCCCAAAATGCAAATGCAGAGCAAAAACAAAAAATCCAATGTAATACATTAAATCTGTTATTCCATCTCTTCTTATCTTTATCTGTCATATAATCCTCCTAACCATCAAACAAAACTTTGATTTACGCTTCATACGGTTCGAATGGCATCCATGCAATCACAGTACTTACAACTTTCATTCTTCTGCCGCCAGTACCATAAGAAAACCATATGTGCTCAACCTTATCTCTCTTCGAGCCACATTCTCTTCTTGTATATGTAGCAACGAAATTGTCTCCTTTTTTGGTTTGAATCAATACTTCTTCAGAAGTATATGTTGCAAGATACTCACTACAATAATCTAATTCTGCATCTGGATATCTCTCACTACATAAAATCCAATCTTCTTTACTCATTATATTTCCTCCCGATCAAACTCAGTTTTTATTCACCTTTTCATTCAATATCTTGTATCTTTATTCATACACCACCACATTATGTAGTGGTGTAATCTGTGAACTTCATGTCGAGGTATCTGGAAATCTCCGGATGCTCTCTTTCGAAGTCTAAAATGTATCTATTACATGCACTTGCCTCTCCATTTGCCACACCAAACTCTCTCAAAGACTTCTTCTTAAAGAAGCTTGGCTGGTTACACCATCTGGCAATACTGATATACAATCCTCTATACGGTGATTCTTCATATCTATTAAATCTCATTATGTAAGGGAGACACTTGTACTTCATAAGAATCTCAATTCTCTTGAAGATATCAAAAATATCTTGTGTCCAGAAATCACTATCCCACTTATCTGCTCTGTCAAATCCACAGAATACATAGAATTTCGGGATCTTGTCTGTATGTTTACGCAACAACTGTAACTTTCTTTCAATCAATTCTGCATCTGCTACGTTGTCAAATGCGAAAATGTATTCGCCATCATATCTGCTCTTGAATAACATCTCACACTTTTCTTCAGTAAGAATTCTTTCATCAAGACCTTGCTTAAATTGGAACTGCTTACCGGTTGCTTGTAACTGTTCCAGAAGGTTCTTCCAATTCGGACAACCTAAGAAGTTATCATCCAATAAACAAATCTTCTTGCGAGATTCATCAACAAACTCGCTCAGAGGACTATGTTCTTCGACTTTCTTGTAGTTTCTATTCACACAAAACTCACACTGTCTGAAGCATCCTCTTGTGACAAATCCAATTGAGTAGTCAAGATAATACTTAAAGTCTACTCTCTTACCACCATTTTCTAACTGTTCATTCACCCATTCATCATAGAGATGATAGTCAGGCATATGATGTTCTACTTCATTTGGAAGCTTCGGAGCTTTGTCATAATAAAATCCGGTGCCACCATATTCTACGTTAGGTAAATTTAATACCTCTTCATCTATTGGAGTGTCAGTAAATACTTTTGAAATGAACACCTTATCGTACTGATCGAGGTTGTCATAATCCATCTTTAGTTCTACGTCTGCTCCGAGTTCCTTATAATAACCAGATAATTTCATACAAGCCAGATTAGGAAATCTATGCTTGTTACGTCCTATCAAGTCAGCATCAATAATTGCTATCTTCATTAGTAATCAGGAGTAAATCATGATTTGTCCTGCGCAGAAACCTCTTACTCCTTTCGTTTAATTTTGTTTAGTTTAGAACCCAATCAAATCGGGTTTCTATCTTGTACAACTCACTTCATCAATATCTGTCCAAATAATTAAATCACCGTCTGCATCGCAGCCAAATCCATTAAATCTTCCAACATAATTGCCTTTTCCTTCTACGGAAGCAACGATATATATATTTTTTTCTCTTAATTTATTTTCTATTTCTCTCATTTCTGCTATTGTCATCATTAATTCCTCCTTTAAACTAGGCTAATACTCCCAATGTCCATATGCAAAACTTCCTAAATATCTACCACAGTTTTTGCAATATAAACTATATTCAACTTCAACAAAGACACCACCAATATCTTCCTTATAAATATTTCTCTGCTCCGTTTCTTTACAACCACATTCACAAGTTAATGGTAAATCTTCCATTTTTAATCCTCCACCAAATCTGCTTTCTATTTTTTGAACTTTTCATAATCAATAAGCTCGAACTCGTCATATACATTTGGAATAAAGATTCCTACCCAAAAATTATCTTGCGCATTCTGCCTATATATAATTGTTTCATTCCATTCCTGAACTTCATCAAGAACTTCTTTACTCAATAAACCAAATTCATCTTTACAAGCATCACTTTCAATCTTATATACAATTGCTTTATATGTTTCTCTCTGTTTTTCAAGATCAGCATCTAAAGTTACATAATTCACCATAATTATCAGTAATAAAACGGCAGTTATAATTCCTGATATAGTTACCACGAAAGAACCAATATCTTCCCAATGGTAATCTCCATAAATCGTAACTAATACTCCAACAATTAATAAAATAACAAAAATCCAAAATATCATATTTACTTACCTCCAAATCAAATCTGTTTTCTATTCATGGTACTCTGTCATCTTTGCTACTTCTTCGTTACTGAAACTCCACTGCCATTCGTGATAAAAATCATCAATTACTGTTTTGTTATCAACAATTCCAACATCAACAGATAAAATATTGTTAAGTGGATACATTGTTCCATTATTATCCAAAATATAACCTTGGCTAATTATGTCGCATCTTCTATCATCTTCAACATTAATTCTGTCATAATCTAACCACTTAGAACGGTAGCCGATATGCTTCTCGCCGTCTATAGTAGTAAATACAACTCCGGTTTTAACCAAGGTCATTGTCTTTGGCTTTTTATCTTTTTTCTTCCAAAACATATTTTCACTCCCGACCAAATTTATTTTTTATTTTGTCTCCATTCCCATATTTAAGCAGCACCATCCACCAGTCCAGAACAAGATACTACCTACCCACCATTGCCAAGTTGTTATCTGATACCCTATTGATGGAAAGAACATTCCTACTAGAGCACAGATAATCCACCATCCAATTGTATATATTTTCTTTCTACTTATTTTTTCTCCCAACCAAATCTCGAATTTATTTCTTATGTCCAATATACTAAACAAAACCTCATATTCTGTTTAGCATATTGAACGTTACAATTTAATTATATCTAGTTAGACTGTTTTAAAAATGTTAACCTCTTCCATTAACTCGTTTGCAGTATCGGCAACTCTATTTGCTTTATCAAGAATCTGTTCAATAGTTGCTGCCTGCTGTTCTATATTGGCCATTGTTTCCTGTGTACTTGCACTATTCTCTTCGCTAATAGCTGATAAATTAGAAATAATATCTACAATCTCAGCAATATTCTTATTAATGATTTCAATCATTGAGTTAATACCATTCACTCTATCAACTGTATTATTAATATTTTCACCAAGAGAATTAAATACATCATAAGTTTCATTGATCTTCTGACTCTGATAATCTACATTGGTTGTAGTATTCTTCATACTATCTTCAATCAGATTATAATTCTTATTTAAATCCTTAAGAATCTTTTCAATTGCCTCGGAAGAATTTGCAGACTGAGTAGCAAGTTCTCCGATACTAGATGCTACAACACTGAATCCTCTACCCGCTTCACCGGCACGAGCTGCTTCAATATTTGCATTCAGAGATAATAACTTAGTCTGATCAGCAATTTCCTTAATTACATTTACTGCATCTTGAATCTTTTCTACGCTCTCACTGGTAATGCCAACCTGAGTATTCATGTTCTGAACATCTCTTACAATCTCATTATTAGCTTTCTTTAAACCATCAAGCACGGTCATTGCTGTATTTTTTACTGCATTCATGTCCCTAGCAACACCATCGAGTTCATTGGCATTAATACCAATCTTATTTAATTCGTCTGCTACACTACCGACCATCAGAGTTGCGTTACTTGTTTCTTCTGCCTGTGAATTTGCACCCTGAGCAACATCTGTAATTGCTTTGGCAATTTCATTAGAAGCATTATTTGTAAGTTCCGCAGATGATTTTAAATTTTCAGCAATATCATTAAGTGTATCAACGGTTCCTTTCGTAGTGTTCATCATTATATTTAACTGTGAAACAAGATTAGCACTAACATTGTTGATGGTTTCAATTTCGTCTTTTGGATTTTCATATATCTCATAAGTATTAGACAAATCATTCATAGACAAATCATTTACTACCTTATTGGTCTTTACTAATTTTAATCTAATTTTTCGAACGCGGAAAAGCACAAAAGCACTAATAACAAGCACTACTCCAACTCCAACTTTAAGCATAGTCACCATTGTATTTATAATCTCACCATCTACATTGGAAGCAGGCTGTCCTGCAAAGATAGCTCCTACACATTGACCGTCCTTCATTACCGGCTCATACCATGCGTAATACTTTATACCGTTTACGTTTGCATCCTTAGCAGAATAAATTTCGCCACTCTGTAATGCTTCATATATGCCATCGTCTATTTTTGTTCCAATAGCATTTGGTATTGTAGAAAACTTTCTAACCAAAGTACGTTCTTCTTCATCATAAGCAAATATCGTTATATCTGATTCATTTACTTCTTTAAAATCTTCAAGCAAATCGGTTACTACTGCCATTTTTGTGTTATCTGCCGACATTAAAGCTGTTTCTTGAATAATGGCATATGTAGAAAGTCTTAAATATTCCAGCATGTCATTTTTCATAGTCTTACCAATCATAAGGGCACACACACCAACTGAAATAAAGGTTGTTATCATTGCTGGGGCAGTAGCATATGCTATGATTGCTGCGCCCAATGTATGAAGCCACTGTTTAATTTTTTTAATCATAAATCCTCCTTATCCAAACACATTGTTTTTAATTTCATCTAGTTTAAATGGGATGTAATATGAAAACCCATTATTTTCGTTACAAGTATATTCAAAATTAGAATAACTCTGTAATTTATCTGGTGTAGCTTGTGCTCTATAACAAGTGTCTTTAACCGGACATTCATTACTAGTGCACATAGTCACGTCTGGCATTTTTAATCCTCCTCCTTTGTTGATTCTTCCTGTAATCTTCTTCTAAATTCTCTTTCGGCCATTGACATACCTTGACCTAATGCCCCAATATCTAAGATACATTTAACGTTATATTCCTTTAAGAGTTCAACAATAATTTGTTCATAGATTTCATTTGCTCTCTTCCATGTTATAGTTGGATATTGAAGTGCCAAATAAAATAATCGTCTTGGGACATAATACTGAGCATTCATCATATGATTATAAAATTCTTCATTAGTAATACAAGACACCTCCAATCAAAAGTTGTTTTTATTGTATAGTTTTAATTATGCGTAGTTCCCTTTATTTTTAAAGGCAAGGAAAAATTTCCCTGCCTTGGATACAAAGGCTGAACTGTTTCTTTTGTTCACACCTATACAATAACACTACTTTTTAATTTTGTCAAGTATCTAATTGCATATTTTTTAATTATGCGTAGTTAAGAACATTAAGAATGATTGGATAGCCCTCTCCGTAATAGAAACTATCATTATATGATACGAAATCCACTGCTTCTTCATAGTCCATACCTTCCTTCTCAATAAGCCATTCAATCATTTTGTCATAATCGTACACTGCTCTGTTGTCATTAGTAACACCGATGAAGGCATCATCATATGATGGATTCTCATAGATGATAACATCTTCATAGCCATAATCTTCAATCATCTCTCTGGCTTTCATGTGAATCAAAATCTCCTTTTATTTTAGTTGTTATTCTCAAGCATCATCCATGTATTTCTCTTATTATGACTTGTGCGAATACACTGTAAAAACGCCTGTGGTTCTGCTAATAATAAGCATCTCTTCTTTGCTCTAGTTAACATTGTATACAGCATACAGTTATCAAGAAGCTGATAATGTGTATTATCAATAATTCCAATTACCGTCTTTCTACCGGCACCTTGAAGCTTATGTGTTGTCATTGCATAAGCAAGATCTAAAACACCAAGATCTTTCTTTGTATATTCAATCTGCTTAGTTCCAAGGACACTATCATTAAAAGTAACAATACAATACTCTTCTTTTTTCTTACCATCATAACGTTCATCAATTGTGGTTATACATCCAATTTCTCCATTAAAGACATTCTTATCATAATCATTAACAGTTTGCATAACTCTTGCACCAAGCTTAAAAGTCATGTTGTAATTGGAAATACTTTTCTTTTCATTTGCAAGCAACTTATCTTGAATAATTTTATTCAGTTCAAAGGTACTATTAAGACAATCCTTTTTTCTTGGAACCGCAATAACCACATTATCTAATCCATCTGTTTCAACTGATTTTAAAAATGTCTTTACTGCAATATCAAAAAGAGACTGTCTGTTATCTCTAAACATATAGAACATATCCTGTAATTCACCATGTACAATTTTTGGTGCTACCTTTTCAGAAATCGGATTTATATTTTCACGGATTAAATTAGCATCTACTAAGATACCACTCTGTTCTGCCTGTCTCATTGGTTTAATCAATTTGCTTACAACAGAATCATCTAACATCTCAATTAAATCTGAGAAAACATTGCCAAATCCAATTGGAGGGAGCTGCTTATGATCACCGGAAATAATAATTCTCGTATTATCGCTAATCGCCTCTAGCCAATGCAAAAACAAACTTGCATTTACCATACTTCCTTCATCAAGAAAAGCAACATTTACAATCATCTGATTATCTTTATTGAAAGTGAATTCATTAAAACCCATACATCCCAATGTTCTATGAATTGTCATCGCTGGGAATGATGTCGCTTCAGTAATTCTCTGAGCCGCCATTGCTGATAACGCAGATGCCGCAATCGAATAACTATTTTCTTGATAGGCCTTTATGATTGCTCTCATAATAGAGGTTTTACCAGTACCGGCCTTACCGGTTATTAAACTTACCGTTCTATTTAAACTGTTCTTAATTGCTTCTAACTGTTCTGGAACATAGGTAAAGCCTTGTTCGTCCTCGGCATGCTTGATTGCTTTTTCAATTTGTTCATCAGTTAACTTGATAGTTGTACTAATCTTTGCTTTAGCAAAAAGTAATTCAAAGATTTTCATTTCAATATCATAGTAGTACTTTAACCCGATTTTACCATCATTCATGTGTAAGAACTCATTGTTTTCAAACAACCAATCAACTTTGTCTGCACATTCTGGAACGTTGTTACTAATTGCTGCTCTTAAAATACTTTCAGAAACCCATGTGTGACCGTTACTTTCTCCAAGTTCACGAAGATGATATCTTACAAAAGCAACCAATCTTTCAGTAGAATTGACAAGGTGTGGTTTTAATTTTAACGCTAAATCATCTGCCTTTTTAAATCCAATACCGTCAATTTTACATACAATCCAAGGATTATCTTCAAGTTGCTGTTTGAGCAATGCAGGATTAGGTTCATCCGACAATAGCTTTTTAATCATCGCATATGTAACCCCTAATGGTTTTAACATTGTAATAATATCTGAAATAAGATAGTTATTCATGATTTTATCCTTAATCTTATTCCAAGTTGCCTCTCTAACACCTTTAACCCTGTCATAATCAATAACCTTTAATTTGCCATTTACAACATCTGATACTACATTTGGATATGCCTCTATCAAATTTTCTGCAATTGTTGGATGAATTAAAGATTGTAAAAACAATAATTGTGACTCCCTACTCTGAGGAAGAATGGCATATACAGATACAGGAACGTACTGATGTCCATATGTTTTGTCACATTTATATTTTGCTTTAACAAGATACTCTCCACCAACAATTAACTGTTGCATCTTACCGGCGAGAGTACAAATCTTCTTTGCAGGTGATTTTGTTTTTCCATCAAAGAATGGATCTGCCGCAACCTTTTGACAATATGGGATATCATCTTCTGTGGAGAATCCATAAACTCCCCACAGCGATTCATCAGAATACCATCGTTCTCCAGTAATGGTTACTTTAAATTCAAAAATTTCATCATCCATTTTATACTGCTACTCCTTTCTTCCTCATTTGCTCTAACCACAAATCATATGGTTTTATTTTTTCAACAATTACTTTTTCTTCATTATCTTTCTTGCATAAGATTGCAATTTGCTGACCCTTTTTTACAATATCCTCATATTCTTTTAACTGTGAATGCCATACAATCCCTTCAACCAATCCAAAGCTAGAATAGATATTGATATAAGCAAACTGTTTGCCGTTTTTATCTTTTTTCTTTTGTACTCTTGCAATAATACCTACTAATGTACACTTGTCACCATCTGGAATATCTTCAAATGGAGTTAAGAATGAATACGCTGCATCAAACGGATTATTATCAATGAATACTTGTAAGGTTTCAAACTCCCAAAACTGTTCGTTCTCAAGATACTTTTTATTCTCATCAATGTATTTCTGAAAACGAACCTGTTGCTCTGCATCAAATTTAATCTTTTTACGTTTATTATATTCTACTAACAAAGCTTCTTTATCATATGTAACTCTTTTACCACTTGATGGAAGAATATATTTGTCAATATTAATACCCCACTCATCCTGAAGTGCCTTATATGTAGGAAGAGATTTAACCTCCACAAACTGCAATGCCTGATATTGAGACTTCAGATATGATATAAGTTTCTCTCTCTTATTCTTACAAGGGATTGCCCCAGATTTAATTAACGCAATAACCTGAGCCTTTGTTAATGGAACTCTTGATACTAAGTCATCAAATGATTTAAAGTTACCATTTGCATTTCTCTCTTCAATAATTTGAGTAGATAATGTTTCTCCAATTCCACTAATAGCAGATAATCCGAATAATACCTTATCATCTACTACTGTAAAGTTCATACCAGACTGGTTAATCTTTGGAGGAGTAATATTTACATTGAAGTATCTTGCATCTAAGATATACTTATTAATTGCTCCGGCCTTATCTTTATTCTGGTTAAATAATGCCTTGAAGAAATGAGTTGGATAATGTGCCTTAAACCATGCTGTTTCAAAACAAAGAACTGCATATGAGTACGAATGCGACTTATTAAACAGATAGCCACCCTTTGTAGATAATTCATCTGCGATCTTATCTGCAATCTCTTTAGGATATCCATTGGCAACAATTTCTCCTCGAAGAATTTCTGCCTCTTTCTTTACTAACTCTGGAATCTTTTTACCAATTGCCTTACGGAACAAATCCGCCTGTCCATAAGAACGTCCACCGAATTTTCTAACAATATCTAAAAGCTGTTCCTGATAAATGAGACAGTAGTTTGTATCCTTAAGAATCATATCCATATCTGCATGAATAGATGTTGGTCTATGACCACTTGTTGCCATTTCAATAAACTCATCCAAGGCTCCCATACTATCTGGTCGATACAGTGCTAAGATGACAGAAATAATTTCAAAATCTAACTGCTCAAGCTTTGGCTTCAACTTAATCAATAAGTCCTTCATTCCACCGGATTCAACCTGGAACACTCCATTCGTTTTACCAGTTGCTAACAAAGCATATGTTTCTTCATCCTTCTCGAATACTGGATTGTTAATGTCGTAATCCCATGGATCAAGATTTAAATCGTCTTTAATTTCTTTAACAAGGTTCAATGTAGCAACACCAAGTAAGTCAAACTTTACAATACCAATATCTTCAATGTAATGCTTATCTACTTGGATAACATGTTCTCCCTTGGTTCCAATCTTCATTGGCATATAATCATTAATGTTTGTATCAACGATTCCAATACCACCGGCATGAATAGATACAGTTTTAACACGACCACTTAAATGCTTTGCTATATCAAACAATTCTGCATACTGAGGATTATCCATAATCAACTTAGGATTTGCTTTTATACAGTCATCCCACTTGTCAAATGTAAACTTCTGAGATAACTTCTGCATCTGATTATATTGGAAACCAAGAATTTTACCTACATCAGTGATTGCCACACATGGTGTAATATATGAATAGTTGATAATCTGACATACTCTATCTTCTCCATACTTATCAACCAAGTAATCAATAATAACATCTCTGTCACCTACGTCAGTATCAATATCCGGAAGACCAACTCGTTCTGGATTTAAGAATCTTTCAAAAATCAGTCTATACTTAATTGGGTCGATATCTGTGATATGACAACAATAACAAACCAATGAACCTGCGGCAGATCCTCGTCCCTTACCAACCTCAATACCAAATCGTTCGGCTGCTTTAATGAAGTCCCATACGAATAAGAAGTATCCATCAAATCCCATGGAATGAATAACACCCATTTCATATTCAAGACGGTCTCTTCTTTCTTTTTGTTCTTCCTTGCTTAACTTATCATAGCCTCTATCAACCCAGCCTTGTTCTACTAAATGCCAAAGAAATTCATTATTGTCTTTAAATCCTTCTGGTAATGGGAAAGTAGGTAACTGAGGTTTCTGAAATGGCATATCAACATCTTCGATTAAATCTGCAACCTTGTTTGTATTCTCCAACCCAAGACAAACATTGTCATACCCGATTTGTTCATCCATACATTCATGAATTTCTTCTTCTGATTGCATATAACAACCTTCGTAAACTTCACTGTTTTCAATTGCAGTTTTATCATTGTTTGCGCTGTTTCTACCAATCTTAATTAATTTATCCTGATAGTATAAATCTTCTTTTGTCGGTGCATGACTATCTGTTGTAATAACGAATGGTACACCAGTGGTCTCTGATAATTTTAAAATCTTTCTATTGTATTCACATTGGTCTTGATGCTTATGTGACTGCATTTCAAGAAAGAAATACGGGAACACTTCTTTGTACTCATTTACATAATCAACACACTTTTGAAAATCTTCTTCTCGTGCAATCTTACTTGCCAAACAAGCAGATGAGATAACAAAGTTTTCTGCATATGGTTTTAAATCATGAATGGTACATCTTGGCTTAGAATAGAATCCTTCAAAATTGCTCTTTGTAATAACCTTATTTAAATCTTTTCTCCCCTGTTCATTTCTAATAAGACAGATTAAATGGGAGTACTTATTATCTTTATCCTTAATTTCGATATCATCACATTCATATAATTCGCAGCCATAAATCATTTTTACATCCGGATAATCCTTTTTGATCAAATCGAAGTAAATATGTGAATAAACATTTCCATGCTCTGTGACTGCGAATGCTTTTAATCCAAGTTTTTGTGCCTGTTCCATCATTTCTTTAGGACTTCCATATCCATCAAGTAATGAGTAATATGTATGATTATGTAATGAACTGTACATTGTTACCTCCTAAAACTACCAAGCTTCATCTTCATCTGTAATTTCCTCATCCCATTCAGAGGAACTTGTATTTGTTGTAGAAATAACATTGATATCTTCAATGGTAATCTGAGGAGTTCTGATACCGTTATATTCATTAATTGATGGTTTACCAACAATAGTGAATGTAATACTATCATTCTCATCCCATGCGTCTTGAAGAAAATCATATAGTTTATTTCCTTCTTTACACTTGAACTGTATATATTTTATTTCGTTAAGTGTAAAACTAATTGTATCGGCATTACTGCCAAATATCTCAAAACAATCCTTTGTTAATGTAATATTTTCAACTGCAATCATCGGCTCATCAAGACCTTGCCCAATAACATCTTCAAGTCCACCCAATTCCATAATTAAGCCAACAGTTACGTCTTCTGGATATAGAATAAAATCCACTGTATATGTAGAGTCATATTCAACATCTTTTAGCATATGATTTAACTCATTAATAGCTTCGTCCTTTTTATCTAAGTCAAGATTAATGCCAAAGGCATTAGCATGACCTCTACCCCAATTGAAAGCTGTACAACTGTTAATCACATCCTTCAAACTTTCTACCGGGCTATGATCAACATTTCTTGCACTACCACCATAGGTTGTTTTTCCAGTCTTTTTATCAAAAAACTGATTGAGTAAAATACATGGTTTATTAAACATCTCTGCTACTTTAATTGCAGTCACACCACTTAACCCGCTATCAAGTAGTTCAGTTGTATCAACAATAATAACCTTATCATCAAAAGGCATTTCATTTACAACTTCTGCAATTGCCGCTATACCTTTTTCTTTAGCTTTATCCTGTCTGCTCTTTGCATTTTTACAAAGTCTGGCAGCTCTATCATAAATGCTTTCCTGAATTACTTCCGCAGGCTTGTCTTTTGTTGCACGTTTCTTATATTCAAAAAATGCATCTTGTTCAATAAATGCTTTGAATAGCAATTCTTTTTCTTCACTAGAGCCAAAACGAATCATACCGTTTAAGATTGTCGTAATATACCACTGTACACCATGAATGTTAACCTTGCTCTTCATACTATAATCTTGAGCTGTAACAAGTGCTTGAAAACATTTGTTCTGTACATTAGACAACCCCGTATCAACAAAATATCTTGTCTCAAAGGCTTTCATATCCATAACATCACTGATATTTGCCAAAGCACATAAATCTAAATAATCATCTGCAAATTCGTTCCAGTTTTCTTCATCTAACGCTTGTAAGAAACGATATACAACACCGGCACCACATAAATTCTTATTAAAATAATTAGCACTCATCTGGTTATTTACAATAAGAGCATAAGGATTATCTTCTTCTTTTTCATGATGGTCTAAAATTAAAATGTCTGTACCCTTCTCAGATAATTCTTTGCACTGTTCTGTATCATTTGTTCCAGCATCTGGAATAATGAGTAACTTAATATCTTCTGGAATAATTACATCTTCCGAAAGACCATGCGCTTTTGCCTTACCATGTAAAATATATTCTACCGGGTAATTCTCATCCATTCTTTTAACATACAAATACATCATCGCTGCGGAGCAAAAGCCATCAGGATCTTCGTCCACCAAGATACCAATTTTATTTTGTTCAGTGTAATGCTTCATGAACAATTCTACTGCCTCTTTGATATTATCTAATTTCTGATATGGAATTACCACATCATCGGAGAGGTTTAAATACTGTTCGTAGTCGTCTATACCACGGCAATCAAAGAACGATTTTATTGCCTCTGTGGTATCATTTTTTGAGTTCTTATATAATCTATATTTCATCTCTTACCTCAATTTATATATGTTATTATCAACTAATCGCTGCCATTTCATTGGATTATCAGAAGGAGATTCGTGGCCACTTAAAATATCATCTTCATCAAACATATACAACAATGGAACTCCCTCTGGAAATTTCTCAGCAATCTCTTCAATCTCTTCTTTTGTTACATCCTTGTCAAAACACAACACAATTTCTACTCCAAGACGAACTAACATATCAATTTGATGATGTGACAACTCCTTGCCGCCGGTACTACAACTATTCCGGTATCCATATCCCCAAAGCTGAAGTGGGAATTTCTCAGATTCTCCAACGTAAACACGGCCAGTCGCTTTAATATAACTGATTGTTTTATATAGTCCGTATAAAATTCTTGACTTTGCACATCGTTCTAAATAAATATATTTATTTTCTCCCTCTGGAACATCTCTGTGAAAATATCTTGCTTTGACACCAACTAAATCACCAAGTTCTGATCTAATTGGAATGGTATATCTATTTGTTTCTTCATCAAACCCTATCTCAAATTCTCTCTGTGTTGAATAGTCGATGTTATCTTCATAAAACAAATCGTTGACATATGGTTTGTAATAACTGAGAATCTGTTCACTAATTGGAATCAATGGTTTTTCTTTCTCTATATTAGAGTTACTATCCATGTCATCAAGTAGTTTCAAAATTTTAAAGCACTCAGGCATATCTTCTTCAAAATCATGGTAATATGACAATCCGATTTCCTGGCATATATATTTCAACCCTTCCGGGAATAATAATTTCTTTGTATAACAAACTAAATCAATTAAGTCTGTTGCTCTATTAGTTGAAACCATTTGTCTGGTATAATTTATTGCTGTAAGATATTCATTTTCATATACACAAATTGCAGTTGCATTATCTCCATCTGCATTGGCACATTGCCAAAATCCGCTTCTATGTTTTATATGATGACAACCAATACTAACTAAAATTTGTTCGATATAGTTGTTTTCATATATGTAGGTTTTAAATTCTCTAATATCAAGCATTTTCTACTACCTCTAGAGAAACAATAAAAGGTATGAAATTATTCACTATATAATTGTTCATAGTCATATAACTTCATACCTCCTCGCATCAATCTTTTTCTTTCTGCTTTCGAATAATGTAACCAACATTAATCCATAAGTTGTAATTCAATTCAATTTCGAAAGCCATAATCTTATCCTTATCGCCAGATCTATTTTTATCTGCTTTGATAGCAAAATACTGCTTATTATAATCCAAATCTTCTACAACTGGGTCTCCCCATGATTCGTTTTCAAGTACAATCTGGTATTTATGATATTCATCCTTGGATATCTTCTTACCAAGTGTAAGAGCATCTGTTACATGCTTCATACCTTTTGCACCGGCAATATTATTACTACTTAAACTAAAAACATCTGTGAACACAGTATCATCTGTTAACTGGAATACAATAAACCCTGACATTCCAAGTTCCTTTGTCAACTCCTTTAGTCTTGTTGCAGACTGTTTAATGGTACTCCATTCTTCAGAACGATATCCTTTTAAGGTATCATATCCGTAATAGATAACATTTGATGTGGCTCTGTATTTTCGAAGTTCAAACTCCAATCTACTGTCACTATAGTCGTCACCAACATCTTTAAACAGTAACTTGCCATTATCATGTTCATCTATCCAATTACCAACTTTTACAACATCCCAATACTCATCAGAATTATCTTGAATTCGCTGTAAGAACTGGTCTTTAGTTTCAATATAATTACCTTCTTCGTCAATCTTTCTACGAATTAACTCTCCAGTCTTATCTCTGTATACGCCAAGAATAATTTCTTTTTCCGGTTTCATTAACGTGACACCATGTAACTCTTTGAACTCAGGATTATTTAATACTGTCGTAATAAGACAACTCCGAAGCTTTTTCTCACTCATTTCGTTACTCATTAACAAGAAGCTCTTGTTCTGTACTAACGTTACATACGCCGCCAGCTTCATAAGTTTACGAGTTTTACCTTCGTTACTTAAAAACCCTTCGAGAATAATATCTTCTTGAGTTAACCCTAAGAACATCTCGTTGTATAAATACCAAGGAGTTAACAATCCCATTAAAGGTACATCAATATATGAATTGATTGCATCCGAATTGTTTTTTGTAAGTTCTACCGCTTCATCACCTGCGTTAATAACAGTGTTAATCTTATCTGCTTTCACACGAATAATGCGATAAATATCATTTGCCGTTAATGAATCAAACTTCTTATGTTTCAGAATCTTGTCTACTGGGAATCCATTTCTTTCATACTCTCGTAACAAGGAATACTTTTTTATTAACTGAAAATAGTTCTCAACATCGCTTACATCTGCCAAGGAAATAAATCGCTGGATGGTCTTCCATCCCTTATATTGCTTATATTCTTGCAAGCGTTCCTCATTCTGACTCATAAACACATTCATCTTCTTCTCATCAATTGTCTGAGAAAATGTGAGATAATATGTTTCTAAGCTGTCATACAAAAATCTTGTAACAGGGTCTGCAAAGTCATATTTGCTTCGCATGAAATTGCCATAACTGATATACAAATCCGGTTCACTGTATAATGCACCAATAAAGCACATCTCGGCCTGTATATTATTTGTTTTAATATCTTCCAATCTGATTCACTCCTAGTCTTCAAATATGTCATCAACCAAATCAGACATATCATCATTCTTTTGTTGTAAGCTTCCCTCACTCGCTTTTACACTAATGACGCTTACGCTTATCTCGGTCTTTCTATCCTCGATGGCTTTTTTATTTTCTGCTTCAATAATTTTCTGCTTCTCAAGCCATTTTAAATAACTGTCATATTTGTTAACCAAGATTGTTAAATCATAATTTAATCGTTGCTCTGCCGACATGGACTTTCCTCTAGTTCGATTCTTATCAGCAGTTGCATTCAACATATCAATTTTTCTTTCCCACATATCTAACAAATGATGTGGTGGAATACCCTCACTCATCCCTTTGAATGTACCGGCATAAATATTTCCTATTTTCTGCCACACTGTACTTGGAATAATTGTGATATCATATTCAACTTTAATAAATTCAAAAATCTCTTCTTTAACAATTGCTGTGTTAAAATGTTCGAAACTTTCTTGCTTAAGTGAATCTAAATTGTTTAAGATTCTAGTCCATCGTTGAGCAATATCCTTTCGATTACCATTTATTCGCTTTTCACATAAGCTGATAAAGCAACTACTATGATAGGTTTTTTTATCATAGTAGATTGCATTATCAATATTTTTTTTACCTATGTAGAACTCATTCCCACAGCAACCACATTTTCTTTTAATCTGACTGCCATTCCTCATAGGTCACTCCTTATATTAGGCGAACATATCTAATACTTGCTGAAGAATAGCTGCGTCAGTAACATTCTTGTAAGAGGTTGGTAAACCAGCGGATTCTAACTTTTCTTTCATATTCTTCTTATCAAGTGGAGATAAAGCGTTTCTCTTAGCTACAATTTCCTTCTTCATTTCCTCAATATCAGAAGTAGAATCAGTTGTTTCAGAAGATGTAGTAGTTGTTGTTTCAGACTTACCAAGAATTTCCTTGCTGTAAATATCCTGTTCAATATCTACTGCCTTAGTTAAGTCGTTCTTAACTACAAACTGCTTCTTGTCAGCAGTCTTATCAATTACTGCCTGCCAATCAACCAACGTTGGATCTTCGAGAATTACATTATCCTCATGTACATGGGTTCTGTCCTTTTCAACATGGCCACATACAATACCGTCTTCATTTCTAAACATACGGATAACAGTCTTTGCATTATAAGACATACCCTTGAAACCATCCGGCTGCTTTCTACCAGTTACAACACTTGTTGTACTTCCATCGGCCTGTTTAACAGATACTTTTTCATCTGTTTCTCTTGCTGTTGCAATGTAATGAACACCAGATGCCATAAGGTCAAGAATTAAATCCTGTCCCTTAAAGTTGATTACCTGATAGTCCTTAAGCTCTAATCCGGAGCCTTCAACCTTTACTAATCTTGCTTCACCAACAAGACCATCCTTATCTGCCTTAACCTTGTTTCTCTTCTTAGAGAACTCGATTAATCCCTGCTTAGTTGTCAGATTTAAAATACTTGTACCATCTACAACAATTGCATCTGCTCTAAATGGTTCGCCGTCTGCATCTAACACAACATCTGTTGTTTCTTCACCATCTTCATCGAGTTCATAAAAATCTTCGTTATTCTTAACCTTTGCAATATACTGTCTTACTTCACCGAGAGACTGTGTATAAACAATATAAATATTATTAAGATCAACTCCATTTGCTTCTAACTCTGGAAGATAATCATCAATGGAACCAGTTTCTGGGTCAATATATAATACTCTGAATGGCTTACCATCCGGTCTCTTAAAGTACGCCAACTGCATAGCCATAGTAGACTTACCAGTAAACTGTTCGCCATATAAAATCATTCCTAATTTACTCTGTGTAACTGAGGCTCTTCTTGCCTTTGCCATAATCTATTCCTCCGTCTCTATTGAATTAATCCCATGCTTCATCGTCATCATCGTCGCCAGAAAGATCTGCATCGCCCCAACCACTGTCAGAGTCATTACCAAAATCATTTTCTGCCTTATTAGCCTTTGCAATCTGCATAAGAGCTGTTTCAATCTTTTCTTCTGTATAAACTTCCTTGTCAATAGAAGAACCTTTGGCTCCTGTGATGATAAACTCACGCTTTACTGGTGCAGATACTCTTTCCATAGCATCTTCTTCACCCCAGTTATCATCATCGTCACTTGCTACAGTTTCAACCTGTGCGGAAGATACCATGTGACCATTAACCTTGATTGCATAATATGGCTTTAAGGACTTCTTAAACTTTGTTGCTAAATCCTTATTTTCAATAATGAATTCAACATCTTCAATTGTGCTATAAGTTACAATCTTTGCGGCAACAATGAATCTACCAGTTGGCTTATCATCAACCCTTTCCTGGTCAATGCCCATAAAGATGATTACCTGATTAAAATCATTCTGCTGAGTAAACTTTTCATCATCAAACTCAACGTCTGCACAAAGAGATACCTGATTAGGAATTAACTTTGTAGATGTTCTCTTATTACCCTTATCATCTGCAAAACTACTGTAATCAAGAGTTCCCTTGATAAATACGCTTGCTCCATCCTTTAAGTTATCCTTAATTTCCTTACAAGCATCAAAGTCAGTTAATACCTTCTTATCGTTTACTGCCTTACCGGTTTCATCAATCTTCTTCTTAACACCGATGTTCTTACCAATAAGTCTGAAGCCTTCACGATTGTATGTGAATCTGTCAGCCCAAGGAACCTTAACTGTCTCACCCTTCTGTCCTTTTTCTTCTGCTCTCTTAGAGAAGTAAACACTTTCCTGTTCCATGCCCTGAAGATTTGCATAAAGAGTACCAGTACCATCGTAACAAACGCCAAAGTTTAAAATTCTCATGTCCTTGTTACTCTTAGTCTTAATTTCCTTAAGCGCACCTTCCTTTTCCATGCCACTTACGACACCCTTTAACTGGAAAGAACCCTTTGTTTCTGGTAAATCAAATAATCTACCCTTCTTCTTTGTTTCTGCCATTTTATATATTCCTTTCTTTTAATAAAATATTGTTTTCATTTAATTATGCGTAGTTTGAATAATTAAAAAAATTATTTACTCATAATATCTTGGATCAAAATTTACATTCTGTTCCGCTTCATACTTGACTGGCTGCCAACAACCACAATTTGGACACTGTGCTAACTTTGTTGGCGTGTATCCCTGATAATCCCATTTACATTCTTCGTTGAAGTATACAAAATTCACTCTGCAACGAAGACACTGACGGTTATGTTTCTTGTTCTCTTCCATCCACACTTGTCACTCCTTTCTGCCACGATGCCACACTTATTAGTCTAGGAGTGCTTTAAAAGATACTGGCGAGAAACGTTTTTGAAACTTTGAGTTCCATCCTTGGAACGAAATACAAAACCTTCTCTTGGAACATCTGTTATAGCTGAAAGTCCGTCCGCCATCATTTTTAAAGTTTCCATGTCTTTTGGTAAATAAAAGTTTGTATCAATAATTGCCACAAATGGGATATCATACTTAGCTAAAATAGCTCTTGCTTCCGTTGATCCTAATCTCTGACCATTGATAATTAAGTTAAATGCTGCAAAACGTCTTTCATTTAACTTATAAGGATTACCCTGTAAAGATTCGCCGTAAGTCTCGCCTTGTAATACTACTCTGTCTGCATTATGTGTCTTTGCAATATCTTGCAGAGCCGTTTCAATATTGTACTTGCCAGCCATCTCCCAGTACACATTGCCACAGGTATGATAACACTCTTGGTCTACATCCAACTGTCTCACATTTCGTGAACAAACAATGAATTCTCCCTTTTTCGTTTTTGTAAAATCAAGAGCATATGTACTTGATGTACCATCCACCTTTTCAGTGACAATCCATGGTTCTGTACTTTCCAGATACCAAGGAGCATTTTCAATCCGAGTTTCGTCTGTTTTGACAATCCAATCCGGAAATGCCTTTGGCTTATCTTTCTTTCTACCAAAGAAAAAGAATAATAATTTTCTTCCCCATGGTCGTTTCATTAACCATCTAAATGGTTTCTTCTTAAATAAATTCTTGTGTCTTGCTGCCATAGAATTATACTTCGCATTAGGATCTCCGTTATTAGATTTACGGATATTATCCTCTGCCACATAGTAAGTGACACCAAGTAAATCAGTTACATCTGTGCCAATTTCCCATTCCTTACTTTGAAGTTCCGGAATAACTGATACCGGCAATGCTAATCCCTGGCTGATGCAATTAAATTTTCCTAGCTTCATTGTTTTTACCTTGAAGCTCTTTGGTCTCATAAATTCTGACCATTCTTTTTCAGGCAGCTTTGAATCAATTTCGAAATAAACTGCGGGTTCTCCTACTTTAAACTCACCTTTCTTGGCAATACACACCCAACCAAGAACTCCTATGAGTTCAATATTATCCGCGCCTTCAATCGGCTTGATCCAAGCTATCTGTTCAATGTGAGCTAATGCTCTTTCGCTTGTCCCTCGGACGGTGTTTTGTGTAACTTTATTTTCTTTCTTCATCATAATTTTTTATAAGAAGTCATGCACTGCGCATATGCACGACTTAATTGGCATGCATGAGACTCGAACTCACATTTCCGATATCATAGTTACTCCATTCACTACTACCATGCCAAGAGAACTCAATCAAAATTCTCTTTTATTTTCTAAATGTAAACTGATTTGTCAGTTCACTTAAAGATACAGATTGTGCTGATAACTCTTCACTTACTGCGGAAGTTTCCTCTGCTGTAGCAGAATTGCTCTCTACTACTGCTGAAATCTGTTCAACATTTGTTTCAATTTCTTTAATCATATCTGTCTGCGTCATAAATGCTTTCGCCATATTACTAGCAGTTACTTCAAAATGTTCCATGTCTGCAATGGTCTGTTCCATAATCTTAGTTGTATTCTCTACAATCTTATTACCATTCTGAATTTCCTGAAGCGACTTATTGATTAAGTCTTTTGTCTTTACTGCTGACTTTGCACTATCTGCGGCAAGCTTACCAATCTGATCAGCTACAACAGCAAATCCACGTCCAGCTTCACCAGCTCTTGCTGCTTCAATCGAAGCGTTTAAGGATAAGAGGTTCGTCTGAGAAGCAATGTCTTCAATGTCTGCGATAATATCTTCAATTTCTTTAGAAGTATCAGTAATTCGTGTCATCGCATTAGTTAACTCAGATGCTTCAACCTTACCTTGTTCTGCCGCAAGTACCGCTGTCTTTACATTATTAACTGTATCTGTTGCTCTGTTTGTACTTTCTACAGAAATATTTGTAATATTTTCAATCGTTGTAGATAAGCCCTTAATGGCATTTGCCTGCTCAGTAGCACCTTCAGCAATTTCTTGTGCTCCATGTGCCAACTGCTCTGCACCGGTAGATACCTGATGCACTACCCGATTAATATTATTTAATGTCTCACTCTGATTTTCTGCCGTTACTTTTACATCATTGATAATCTTCTTAAATGCACCAACATATAATGCTTCATTCTTAGAATTTACATTAAAGTTGCCATTCTTCAATTCATCAAGAACATAAGATAAATCAACAATAATTGCCTTTAACATATCACATGTTCTTCGGAAAGAATTTGCTAAATCTCCAAGTTCGTCAACAGCTTCGTATTTAATCTCAACATCTAAGTTGCCTAATGTTAATTGTTCTGCAACACCTTTAATCTCTTCTACTGGATTTTTTACCATTTCAATTAAGATGTTCACAGCTCTAACAGTAATAATGATACAGGAAATCAACATGGCAAATAAGAATAACGTACTTGCAATAGTTGTATTACGTGCCATTCTATATTCGTTTGCCGCATCTGCTTCTGCTTCATGGCCAATATCATCTAATAATGTTTGTAATTCATTAACAACGACTTCATAATCACCTACATATAACATAATTCCGCCAACTTTATCACCGGCATCTACATAATTAATAATTTGTTGATGCATAGTTAAGAAGCTTTCCCATAATTTATCAAGCTCTTTAAGCTGACTTTTGTTATGATATTTTTCATTTAACTTCACAATATTCTCTTCGATGTTTTCAATTGCTGTCGCAACCATTCTCATATGTTCTTCAATCTGAACTGGGTCACTTACAGATACCGCCCATAACATATGCTTACCTGCGTACTGTAAGTCTTTTCTCATTTCCAACTGAATAACCGAACTGGTATACGATTCGTTGTAGAATGTTTTAAATTGTTTTGCTGAAATTGTAGAACCTAAAACATTCATAAAAAGAGCAAAAGTAAATACGAAAATAATAATGTTCATTACTGTTTTAATTTTCTTACCAACCGTTAGCTTTTGTAAATGCTTTTTCATTTGTATTTTTCCTTTCTTTAGTATGAAATTATTTGATACCGTTACTGAAAACTTATAAAAAATTATAAACTTTTATGTTTCATTCCTACTTCAATGTGTATGCTTTCGACGATATAAATATCAGTCTACTCACAAGTTCTTGTACACTCCATAGGCGTAAATTCCTGGCTAACGCATCAGTACATATCTGCATTAACTTGAAAGTGTTATGCTACAGATTTTTCTAAAAACATTTCTCCATATCTTTTCAGATTTAAACTTGCTTGATAATCTCTGTCAATTACGTTGCCACATTCACACTTGTAAATGCGGTCACTAAGTTTTAAATCCTTTTTGATATTTCCACAACAACTACACAATTTAGAACTTGGAAAGAATCTATCTGCAATAATTACAGGAATATTATTCCATGCAGATTTATATTCAATTTGTCTCCTAAATTCTCCAAAACACTGTTGTTGTACTGCCTTAGATAAATGTTTATTCTTCATCATCCCTTTGACATTCAAATCTTCTAACACTATATAAGATGGTTTGGTTTTCACTATCTCAGTAGTTGTTTGATGTAAATGATTCTGACGAATATTCGTTAGTCTGTGATTTAATTTTAAAAGTTCTTTTTCTCTTTTTATAATGTTACTTGTTTTGCAGTAACCTCCTCCTTTCTTATTCTTTTCATATCTTCTTGATATGGAACGCTGTAACCTGCGTTTTCTTTTTTCTAATTTCTTTACTTTTTGAGTTTTATTGATATTTTTATAAGTTATTTTGTCTGAGCATATTGCTAAATCTTTAATTCCTAAATCAATTCCAATACCATCATTAGATGGGCGAGAAGCAGAGTCTTCATACTCAATACCAACTGTAATCCACCAATTAATTCCATCATACTTAATACGAGGATTCATGTATTTTGCATTTGCACTTGGTATACGACCATGTTCAGCAAGTTTAATCCAATTCAATTTTTGCTTATTCTTTTTCTTAGAAGTAGCAAATCCTTCAACTTTTACATGTGTATCTGTAAATTGTATTTTTACATTGTCTTGATAGAATTTTGGTACTGAATGTTTTCTACTTTTGAATCGTGGAAACTTTGTATATCCTTTGAAGAAATCTCTATATGCTTCGCAAGCGTCTTTTATAGCTTGTTTTGTTACATTATTTGAAATGTTATTTAACCATGCATAGCCAGATGTTTTCTTTAACTGCGTAAACTCTTTTCTTAAATCTCCATCAGATATAAATTTTCCACCATTTTTGTAATTTTCTTGTTCTCTTGCTAATGCCCAGTTATAAGCAAATCTTGCAGTATTAGCATATTGAAATAGTTTAGTTTTTTGTTTGTTATTTGGTAATAGCATTACTCTTATTGTTTTTATCATCATCTTCACCACCTCTCATCCTTTTATGAGAAATCACCCAGGGCGAAGTCGAATCGCCATCTCCTCCCGTGTGGAGGTATTCTACCAATTATTACTACCGGGCAACCTTTGCTAAAAATGAAATACCTTGTTCAGTTAACAATTTCTTATTTGATGGTTTAACGTTTCACCAACAACGGACGCTCACCCTACTGCTCACAGGGAACAGTTTTATCATACCACTGACAAGATAATATTGAAAAAATACACGCGTGACCTATGTATTCGCGACTACATAGGATTATACTTCCCACGTTTTACGTCCCGTTAAAGTATTAAACGCCAGACGTTTCTTCCTTTCTCCCTTTCGGCAAAAGAAGATAATGCTCCAAACGCTTAGTCGTTACCTCCGTTGTTCACCTCCATCCACGGTAGGGGTATGTTCTTTTTGAACTTGCCTCAAAAGTCAGACTATACATTAGTCAATTTTGGCTTCATCAGCCAACGACTGTTGAGCGATTCGAACGCTCGGAGCTGTTAAGCTCACTGGTTTTCAAGACCAGCTCCTTAAACCACTCGGACAAACAGCCAGATGCGAGATATTGGAGTTGAACCAATCGCAACAGCTTTATAAGAACTGCCCCATAACCGCTTGGGTAATCTCGCTTATTTTGCCGGAATATACCGTCCGGCACGGTTGAAAGAGGAGGAGAATCAAACTTCGATTTTATTTAATTATGTCTAGTTTGATTGTTACGTATTTGTGCGTTTTTGTTTAGGTGACGCACCCCACCGCCTTACAAAAGAGGTTCAAAAATGAAACAACTATCAACCAATGTGTCTTTCGACACAAGCTGGGCATACTGGATTTGAACCAGTGAAATGCAGCAGTCAAAGTGCTGTGCCTTACCGCTTGGCGAATGCCCAATGTAATGTGCAGTAGCAATATTATTTTGATTTGAGAGGAGGTACGTTGCTACTGCACCTTAACTAAGAAAGGAGGCTTCTTCAATGTACAAAAGAGAAGAACCATTACGAATCTTAGATGTAAGCTTTTTCATCACTACTATTTAATTATGCGTAGTTTAGAGATTTTTTTAAGTTCCTTATTGGAACATCTTTATGATAACACATTCAAACTCATTTGTCAATACTTATTTTAAATATTTTAATTTTATCTAGTTTGAAGTGTTTTTAAAGTGTTCCTCTTTGGAACAACTTAATGATATCATATTAAAAAGGATTTGTCAACACCTTTTTATTTAATTTTACGAAGTTTATTTTAATGGGCTGCGAGATCACAAGCATGAATTTGAAATACCTCCTCAACTGTCTTCTGTCCAAATAATTTAGTATCCTTCTCCAGCTTCTGCTCGTTATTCTTCCATTCTAAATAAGGTCGCATATGCAACTCAATTAATAAAGCAACATACTGTTTATCAATCCAAGGCCAATTATCCATATCAAAGAATAAAGAAGCGTAGCAACCGCTGTTATGGTGGCTAAAGTAGTGAACTTCACCATCATCTTCTCCTTTTCTGTTTTGCGAAGAACGTGTGACCGGCTTACCAATATCATGCATAAATGCAGCCATGGTTACATCATCAAACTGACCTGTATTTTCTAAACACACTTGACCTGCTTTTTCCATATGATTTCCTAGAGACAAACCATGATGACTATTACCTTGGTCATAATTCTTTAACTCTTCTATATAATCAAATGGATTACCATAATAACATTCATATTCTGGTTTAGTATATGCTACTTCTACTTCATTCCAACCTTCTGCCCTAGATGGCATCTGAAAATTGAAATACATACGGAATAATATATCTTCCGGAACCTGACGTTCTCTTGCAGCATTATTACAAATGCACTCCTCAAAAGGAGTTGCGACAATAACACATTTCTTATAACAGTTTACTCTTTTAAGGGTATAAAGCAAATGGATGCGATTACGTCTTCTAAGGTTGGTAGCGTCAATAACCACATTCTTTCCCACTAACAAATCCTCTTTAACTCTTTTATACAAAATGTCAAACACTTCTGTATTATGGGATTGATCTGTTTCATCTCCCATTTCCGCACGAATCCTATCTGAAGCATGAACCACATAACCTTCAGATTCATATTTTTCGACATATGTACTTTTACCTGCACCCGGCAAACCACAGATTAAAATTAATTTACTTTTCATATCAAATCACCTTCCAATCTTTTACAAATATATCTTGCAATTTTTTCCAATTTGTTGTATATTAATGTCATAAAATATAAGGAGGACATCACATATGGATGATGACGTACCACTCTTACAAACGAGAACCTCTCAGCGTATATTTACTTATGTAATTACTGAGAATCTAAACACTACTTATGAAGAAGCCCGTGTTTTTGAATTTGGGATCGAATGCACAGTAACTAACTCTAAAGGGATAGTCATATCTTATAAACATGTAAGATGTATATCTCCTGACTTTGATAAAGTATACGGCATTGCCATCCTATTTCAAAAACATAAAGTATATCCGGAACACATGTTGGATATTATTGATGATTTGCTTGCTATGAACGAGCTTCCAGAAGCAATTTACTATCCAAAATGCGCCTAAAATAAACCAGGGTGGGGTTAACTCACCCTATTTTTTATACAATAAAAAGCATCTTTTATTACTCGTTATCCCGCATTAATTTCTGCCCACACTCCGGACAATATTTATCTATTCCGGGTACAACTGTACCTAAACACGCAGGACAGGAATTATTATATACTCCTACTGCTTTTTTAGGTATCTGTTTCTCAATCATGGCCTTTAAATTTGCACCATTGATTTCTATTCGTTGATGATACCCTCTTTCTGTGTAATATTCTTGAATTACTCCTAAGATAAAGTCATCTGTTTGCTTTATGTTATCATTTACATAAGCCTCAATACTTCCCATATAACCTAAACTAATCCGTTGATCTGTCACGCTGCTACTCCCTTATTTCTTTTGTTTTCTTCTTGCCATTCTTTCAAGGCTTCTATACTCTTTTTGATTTCTAACATGAGATTATATATGACCTCTGCTAATTCTCTGTTTGTCATACTACTCTCCCTTCTGATATGGTGCAATCGGCAAAGGCATCCATTCAATTACGCAATTATCAACCTCAAAACTTGAACGATAACCCATATCAATAAGTACATGCATTTTCATTGTTCTAAAACACTGTCCGTAAATATCATAAGTGCTTTGATACACTCTGTTTCCATCAGTGACAATGAATCTACCATCATTCTGAAAAAATTCTTCTTTGCTCGGCAATCTCTCATTGCAAGGAATCCAACCATATTCCTTTGCTACTTCTTGCTTTTCCATTGCTTCGATTGCCATATCCAATGCCATCTGCTCCCTAAAGTCTAAACAATTTACTGGAAATGATTTTAATTCTGCCAATGCTTCCGCTTCCGTCATTCCTTACCCCTCCTTTAACTCCTCTGCCACTTCATTGATTTTTCTAGCACAATACCAATCTCTGCCATCAACATCTAATTTGCTTAGAATCAACTCCGCAAATTCATCAATAGCCGATGCCCTTATCTCTGCTTCGGTTGTGGTTTCCATGAACTTGGCGTGTTCCATTGCATCGTGAATTGCTTCCATGTAACCCTTGCCCCAATCAGTAATGCCATTCATGTCTAATTCTCGTTCAAGTAAAAACATCAGCTTACTTCTATCAATTAACTCTGCCATCACTCCACCTCCGAAATCTAATAAGACCAATTACCATAAGCAAAATGTCCTAAATAACTTCCACATTCTTTGCAATGCAAATCATATTCTACAAGAATTGCATCTTCAAAATGTTCATTTCGAACCTCTTTTTCCACACACCCACAATCACATTCGATTGGTGGATAATCTCTTTTATCGTAACTCATCTACTCCACCCCACCTTTCCGAACAATTTCAAATATCCTGCTCCATGCGCAAATCTTACAGCCTTGTCCTTGTGCAAATTCTTCACTGCATTTACTGTTGCAACCCATGTAGCGTTTTAACTCTTCAATAACTGCTTCTACATCATAAGCTGTCTTTGCATTGCTGATTTTTGCTGCGCATTGATAGAATGCTTGATGCTTTGCCCTATCGTATTCATAGTCTGCATCGTTCTCTATTTCCTGTATCAAAGGCTCTGCATATACTAACCGTGCCATCACTCTTCCTCCGAAATCTTTATAGGCTTTCCACAGTATGGGCATATACAATCAAAATCTTCCAAAACAATTCGTAAATTCTTAATATATGAACTGTTATAGGTTGAACATTTTTCATCTGCACAATGCCACGCAATTCCAGTGTTTTCTTCAAGTTTCCACTCACAACAATCCGATTCCCACTTTGCTTCGGCTTCGTTAATGATGCGATTGACTCTTTTAATGCCTGTGTACTCTTCTCCGAATAACTCCACACCTATTGTTGCGTTTATCTCCTCACGCATCCAATCAAATATCTGTTTTATCGTCATTTTCACTTTCCTTTCTAAACGACGAAAAAATCCCTTTATTTATAAGGGTTTTCAAGGGATTTTCGCCATTATTCTCATAAAAACTACCCAATAAAAAACATTTTTTATTCACTCTTTTGGTTTAATTTTGTCCAGTTATACCATCCATACAGACAGTTGATTGTCCATGCAATATACATCGCAACCATAGACCAGTTGCCATCAACAAACCACATCTTCAAACATAAAATATCAATTGCTAACCACCAAATCCACTGCTCTCTATAACCCTTAATCATTAAAAGCTGTGCTACAATTGCAAATACATTTGTTGCTGCATCTGTATATGCCTGCTGACTATTAATAAGAGTTAATGCATATCCAGTACCCATTGTTAATGCACCGGTTACAGCTCCGGATAAAAGCCACTGTTTAACTGTAAATTTCTTCGCCTTAACCTGAGTAGAACCATCGTCATTCTTATTCATGTTCTTTTTCCAAATGAAAATACCCCAAATCATAGTTACAAGATAAAAGATATTCTCTAAGAACTCACCGTAAAACCTTGCTTCCCATGTAAGCCATAAACAAATACCAGTCTGCACAAATCCAATAAAGTAAAAACTCAACTTTCCCTTTGCACAAAGTACTACAGAAATTGTTCCTGCAACACCTGCAATCATACTTAACCAAGAGTCCGGAGCAACTACAAATACTGCAATCTGTAATACAACCATAGAAATCATAAATAACTTTTCAAATACGTTATATCCTACCCAAAATTCATTCAATAACCAATTCTTAATTCTTTCCATTTTCAATAATCTCCCTTACATAATTTACTACCGCCATAAAGTTCTCATAATATGTACCGTCAAGGATAGTAACCTTATCCCAATCCCCAACATCAATTAAACTCTGTTTTAAGATTTCGAATAATTCCTTACGTTCTTCTAAGCCAGAATGATTCATAAATCTTACACCATCATCTACAAATACACCATGTGGCACTACGCAGAAAATCTTATCCCAACGACTTTTCTTTGCATATTCATATGCCACAGGTTTAATTTTTGTTTCATAATCTTCAACTGTAAGTAAGCACGTAGGATCTTTTGCATAGTACTGTGCATACATATTTGTTACCAAAGAATCTGTATCTGCAAAGAATACACCATGATTCCCTGGGGAATTAATTTCCTGACGATTATGATTAAACTGTCCATCCAAGAATGCCAAGAAATCCGCTGCATCTAATTCCCAATCTGCTACGCAGCTCTCTTTCATATAATCTCTTGCCCATTCATGGCTATGTGGCGCATTGAAATATTTACCAAGGTCAATTACCATAGTAGATTTACCTTCGGATGCGGTACCGGTAATTAAAATATTTGTACTGAAAACTCTTCTAAATGGAAAGGTTATCTTATCCCAATTCTTAATTGGATTCTGTCTAATCATTGTTGCACAGATTGGATTGTCTGCAACCCGGTCAACAAGAACTGCGTCTTCATTCCACATATTAACTAGGTCTGTATAGTAATTCTCATCTCCTACATACCAGGTTCTTTTATTTGGCCAACTCATATCAACTGCTGTTTCATAAATTCTTTCAAATTCTTTCATCCAGCCTGGCCATCCATCTGGATAATTACTGATACCAAGTTCAGAATCATTAATTGCATACACAGATACTAAATCATCATCTGCAAAGAATTCTCTTACATAACGATATCTCTTGGCATGTGGCATAAGAGGCTCCCCTTTATCACCCTCAAATCCACAAACAATAACTAATGCTCCGCCGGCATTTTCTTTTTTAGCTCTCATAATCAAATCAAGATGCCCCTGATGTAACGGAGCAAAGGAACCAAATACGACTCCAACCTTCCCTTTTAATGGTTTCTGATAAGCGTGTAACATTATTTATACTCTCCTTATAAACTAATTAATCATTTCTAAATAATCCTGCTCGGATATAATCTTGCAGCCCACTTGCTTTGCCTTGGTGTTTTTGGAAGAACTACTGTTTACGTCATTATTTATGAGATAATTGGTCTTAGATGTTACAGAACTCACATACTTTCCACCATGTTCCTCAATATCACTAATTAAAGCATCACGGTTCTTAAATCTTTCTAATGAACCGGTAATGCAGAAAGTGGCATTATTTAAACTCTTACCATTATTTTTATTATGCGTAGTTTCAACAATAAAATTAAATTCCTGCTTCAGTGCTAGGAATTCAATCCAATGTTTGTTCATCCAACTAACTAATGATTCATACATTGCCTGACCAAAACCTTCAATCTTGGTAAACTGCTTTGCCTTACCGGTACTCATAATTTCACAGAACTTTTCAATATCTCCGTTACAGAACTTTGCAATATCTTTACTTACTGTACGGCCAATAAGTGGAATGGATTGTGCGCAAATGAAACGCTCGGCCGTAGTTGTTCTAGACTTTTCAATTGCTTCTCTTATTTTATCAACAGACTTTTTCCCAAAGCCCGGAGTTGCAACCCATTTCTGGTATACTTCTTTATAGAATGGAATCCTATACAAATCCTTAATGGACTTCACTTCTAGCTCTTCAATCATATATTCAAGTGTTGCTTCCGAGAGTCCGTCGATATCCAGTGCATTCTTACTTACCGCATTACACAACTTACCAAGCAACTTACCCTGACAGTCTTCGTTGCTGCACATCAGAACTTTAGTATCATTGTCCTTTACAATCTTGGTTAATCCACCACAAATCGGACATACATCTGGAAATGTAATTGTATTACTTCTTGTAAGATTATCTGCAATTTGTGGAATTATCATATTTGCCTTATATACAGTAATTGTATCTCCAATACCTAATTCAAGTTCCTGACAAAGACTCCAGTTGTGCACGGAAGCTCTTTCTACAGTTGTGCCTTCAATTTCAACCGGATTGAAAATCGCTACCGGACAAAGACAACCTGTTTTACCCATGCTCCACTGGATTTCCTTTAAAGTAGTTTCATAAACATCATCCTTAAACTTAAATGCTATCTGGGATCTTACGTGATGCCCCGTCATTCCCAAAGACTCTCCATAGGCCACATCCGAGTATCCGAAAACGACTCCATCTATTGGATATCCCTTTCCTTCAGCAGCTCTTACCAAATCATTGATAATATTCTGAATCTCATCTCTGGAAGAACCTTTTCCCACCTTGAGATAAGGAACCACTTCAAATCCAAGAGCGTTTAACTTGAATAGTCTTGTGCAGAAATCATTATCTTCCATTCCCTTAATAACTTTCCATGCGACAAACTTAAGACCTCTCTGCTTTGCAATCTTACTATCGAGCTGGCGAATTGAGCCGCTTGCTAAGTTACGTGGGTTCTTATATTTTTCATCTGCCGGTAAACATGCGTTAATTTTCTCAAAAGTTGGATAGTCAATAATCATTTCTCCGTCCACAATCAAGTCATCATAAGAAACTCTCAAAGGAATATTGGTAACTACCTTGGCATTATGCAGAATATCCTCACCAATTTCACCCGTCCCGCGTGTCTCTGCGCCAATCAAATCTCCATTATATTGGAGTGAGCAGGTTAGGCCATCCATCTTTAACATCGCTATTCCATCATGGTTTTTAAAGAAATTAACAATATCATCTACACTCTTTGTCTTATCAAGTGATAACATCGGATGATTATGTTTAATTTTATTCAGTTCAGACTTTACTTCATAACCAACAGTTTGCGTTGGACTATTACTCATGTAAACACCGGTTTCTTTTTCCAACTCTACCAGTCTATCAAACAATCTGTCATATTCCTGATCGCTTACACTCGGATTAGATTTATTATAATACTCGTCCCGGTAAATATTTAACTGCTCCACTAACCGCTTCATTTCATTGATTTTTTCATTCATAATCTTTTCCCTTTCTTGCAATTTTTCAGCTATGCAAAAGTTTTTTTCACATAGCTGAAAAGTTTTTTCACTCATTGAAAATTTGTATGTAGTTTGTTTCGTTATCTTTTTCAGATACTTCCATTTTAATTATATCTAGTTTTAAAGCTTTGTAATATAAATGTTTTCGTTCTTTAGATGAATCTGATATTCGTTCTCAATTTCATCGTAAAAAATCTCAATTCCGTCAATTTCCCGGATGTTTAAGATACAACCCTCTCCCTCAATATAAATTTTTTCATCAAAATTGTACTCATACGGTATAAAAGAATAAACTGATACACTACTGTTATTCTCTTGACATACACTAATCTGATTTTCTCCCTCTACCGCATTCATAATCATGTTAATAAACTGCTGCATTTCTTCTATACCTCCATTATTATTATTCATACTCATTGTAAAATATTATTCCCTTTTTGTCAACTATTTTATTTAATTTCATCTAGTTACTGCTATTTTTCACCAAACTGACATACATTTTTCACTACTTGAAAATTAATTGAGAAAAATACCTAGCTATTATGCCAGGTATTTTTCATATTTTTCATAGAACGCACCTTTACTTGGAATCCTACATCCAAATTGCTGCGTAATCTCTTTTGTATGTTCGAAAATAAATTCTTTGCAACTTATACCAAGTTCTTCACTCCTCTTCTTAATAAAAGCAATTCTTCCACTTTCATAAAAAGCATTTCCTTTTATATAATCAGAAATTCCAATAGCTGACGCACATCGTACAATTCGATTATATAATCTCCGGCCTGCACGATATTCATCATCACTACGAAGTGTATTTGGATAATTCTTTATTATTAAATCTTCTTTTTGTAAATTTATCGGAGGTTTTGTGTCTCCATAAGGATAATAAAATAATTCTTCATCAGACTGTATAGCAAGGTTATATAACTCTTCACTTACTTGAATTGTTCTGCCAGTACATAAAGTAACTTTGCCATCATGAAAATCTGAGAGTTTTAAATTTGTCAATTCCTTATATTGTTCTCCTTTAATTCCCTCAAATAAAGCCAAAAACATAAATCCGTCACTTGGATTATTAAGCTGTCTAGCCCAAGCAAGCACTTGTTCTCTGGTAACAATTTTCTTATCGTTCACTATATTGTTTATACAAGACATAAAAATGTCTTTATTAATTTCTATAAAATGATTCTGTGCATCTGCTACTAAATTCTGTTCCAAACACCATTGAGTGTATAATGATAAATGACTATTACTAACCTGTAATACTTCATAGGAAGATTCATTCCATGTTTTATACATATTCACGATTTCATAATACGTAAAACTACTTACATCTTTCCCTAATTCAGTTTCAAACTTTTCTGTTTTACTAAACAGTCGTTCTAAATAACCATTTGCCATAATTGTAGAGTCTATTTTAAATTCTATATATCTCGATTTTATATCATTATTATACATTTCAGCCATATTATTGTACCTCCTCAAACAATTTATCTAAATCGTTAGTTAATGTTTTACCAAGTTTCTTAGCTGGCTGTAACTTTGCTTTATTAATTCTATCAATTCTAGTAGTTATACCGGATATATATTTCTCAAATTTATTTGCATCATCAATACGAGAAAATACATATAATGTAATCAACATATCTACATAAGAATACTTTTTCATTCCATAATCAATATTTGACATAATTAAAGAGTTAAACTTATTTTTAACTTTCTGCATTACTTCAAAGTACAATTGATTTTCATTTGTTCCTTCGGAGCCTTGACAGAAGAAATAATCTAACACCTTAATAAATTCTGATCTAGATAACTTACCGCCGGTATTATTGATTTCTCCAAAAAGTCTAAAAGATGTATCCTTATTTAAATCTTGGGCAACTCTATTTGCTACACCATAAGAATACATCGCCTTTTCATCAATTTTCTTCATTTCTGTCTTCTGGGATTCTTGATAAACAAAGTATTTCGCTTTGTCCTCAGAGAATTTTACAATTCGTAACTCCCATGGATAGTTTACATCTGGATTCATATCTTTTTCACGACACATAGACACGTATCTGTGATAACCATCAGAAATATCAAAATACTTTAACGAACCTATTACAAGTGCGCGTTGTTCTTTGTCATAATAAAAATCAAATTCTTCCGGAGGAATATTTAATGTAATAGCTGTAGGAATATACTCTTCTTTCTGTAAGCTTTTTCTAATTCCCGTAATTGTCTTTTCATTTTGAGTAATTTTCCATTGTTCACCATTTCGTGTCATTACTCGTGTTAACGCTCTCTGAGCATTGATATTGTAATTTATCATCTGCGCTCTTCTTAAGTCCATAAAGAAATTTGTATCCGTAGCACCAATCCATTGATCATCAGCTACCTGAATACATGGGATAACAAGAGGAAATTTTATTTCATCCTTTGGAAGCTTCATCTTTGAAAAATTTTCAATTTCAATTTCAGTAAAGAAACTCTCCAAGACATTCTTATCATTAGTAATTTGTATAATTCCGTCTAGTAAACAAAATAAAACATATTCGGTCTGCTCTGCAAGTTTAGCTCTAGCAATCATATCTGTTGCTGTGCCAGTCGGAATTTCGTACTTCTCATACATGTAATCAACAACTTCGCTTGTTTTCTTTGCATTTAATGCAATCTTTTCACATTCATGTAACAAATACTTTTCTAATACTTCTCTATCTTTCTTCATAACGCAGAACCTCCTTCTCTTGTTTAATATTACCATATACTTTTAATTTTGTCTAGTGTTAGTTTAAACAAAAATATATTATGATTTTCTTATTGTAATTTTTGACATAATATTTGCCGCCTTTTGGCTGTTAACATCTTCTTGGCCTCGAATATAATTCTCAGTTACTTTTGGGCTACTATGTCCCATCATTTTTTGTACAAAATATACATCTTTTGTACTATCATATAACGCTGTTCCATAACTAGCTCTAAGTTTATGAGGAGTAATGTTCTTACCCTTAATGCCTTCTGCATATTTTTTTACAACTTTAGCAACGGCACCGGAACACATTCTTTCTCTTCGATTAGCTATAAATAATGCGCTTTCTTGTTTTCCTTTTAAAAGGATATCTCTTTTTTCAAGCCATTCATAAATATAAACCATTAATTCATCAGACAAATCGAAGGTTTTAATGTGGTCGCCTTTATCAATTACTAATAATTTTTGATTTTTAAAATCAATATTTTCTAAATCTAATTTGCATAACGCAGTACATCTAATTCCAGTATTAAGAAACAATAAAACAATAAGCAAATCTCGCTCTTTCCATTCCTTTTGTCTGTTTTTAGATCTTTCTGACCCGCTTCCCTTTTCAACCGCAGCAATGTACTTTTTAATTTCTTTAGTGTCCATCCAGCCTTTGTTTCTCTTTTCAATAGTTTCAGTACTTTCTTTAAACTGTGGTCGTTGTACATGTGCCATTGGGTTCGATTTATTTTTTTCACTAGCATACAAATATTCAGAGAATTTTTTCAATGCAGAATACATGGCAATCTGATAAGAGACAACGTTGTTTTCGTAATTATTCAGGAAGGAAGTATAATCATCAAGATTGACATCGGAAACATCTTTTTTATTCCAATCCATGAACTTAACAACAAAACGGATGTAATCGTATTTCGTATTTAAGGATGTACGAGTACCCATAAAATTCTTAAAACCAATCAAATATGGCTTATCAGTGTTTTTGTTTATTAGATTATTAATTTTCTCATTCTTTTTTCTTTCAACAATTTCATTCCCGTTCATCTTACTTTCCCTCCTTGTCAATTAATATTAAACAATTTCGTTTAATAATTCAAGTATATCATCTGTTTTTTCAATAACATCTTCCATATTATTAATTGCACTTTCAGAATTATAAGCCCTTTCAGAATTCTGTAAGTTCTCAGGGATACAATCAAAATATGTCTGCTCATCATCTAAGATTTGTTGTAATTGGTCTCTTATTTTGTCAAATTTAGATATAACTTCTTCTATTTGTTTTCTTCTTTCTTTATTCATCAACATCTTCCACCTTTTACAAATATTGCGCCAATATTCTTTGCATACTGGAACAATTCATCTTTTGTCATTCCACTATTCCCTTCATTGGCAAGATAATCACAACGCCAACGATTATATTTATCATCAGCTTCTAAATACTTTAAATTCTTTCTTGCATCTATACCGCATTCATATAGCCGAAATTTATATTTCGCATCTACATATACACTTCTATTATGTCTAATATCATTGCGAGGTACACTATAGTCTATAACGTTTTTATCAACTTCAAGCAGCAAATTATCACTTACTCTTCTTTGAAAGTATTCCCATGGAAGAATACCAATTGTCGGATCTTTTCTTTTTTCTTTTGAAGAATAAGCATACCTGCCTTCTTTAATGGCTTTTTCCTTTTCCTTTTTATTATCTTCAGCCCAACTTAGCTCTTCCTGTTGTCGCTTCAATCGTTCTTCTTGACTATAGTTCCGGAGAATTTCGTTTGTCTTCATGTCTAAATCAACTTTATCTCCAGTTCGATAGTCTGTTACATGTTCTAAAATTCTATGATTGTTATCAATGCGACGTTGTTTTCCATGCCAATCTAAATAATATTTTTGATTTGCGTTCTTTGCATTTTGTTTACTTCTATTGTCTTCTATACCATTCTTACATGAATGAACAAATGCCCCGATCAAAAAAATAATAATCACAAATAGTCCCCACATTTATTAAATTATCCTCCTTATAAACAAAATTATCTTGCATCAAAGTAGCAACACTCCTTTCATTTAATTATATCTAGTTTACCAACAAATGTCAACTATAATTTTAATGTGCAGGGAAAATAACAGATTCATGTTCCTTCAGCTTAAAACAGCCTTCCTCGTTATAATGACAATGAGCACAATTACCCTTGCAGTAATAGCTACCATAATCAGGTGCCGTAGTAAAACCGTCTGTATACAACACATGACTTGTAGGAAGATTATGTCTATTTTCCATCGGTGTATTTTTCCAAGCACTCATAATACAATGAACATTAGGTTCAAACTTATTTGTATCTAAGAAATCATTAACTGCTTCATAAGTTTTAGTAAAAAATAAGATATCACATTTCGGATTTTCCCTTGCCACCTTGTTAATGAAAGGTAAATCTTCTGCTGTGATATCTCCACCAACGTTCAATCTTAATGCTTGAACACAATGATATTTAATTCCACAATTTACTTCTTCCCAAAATCTACTAATATCCAACCGATGAACCGCAGAGTTTCTTGCACGATCATTCTGTACTGCTGGCTGGAAACATACATTGATTACATCATAACATTCTTTTTTGCATTCTTTGCAATTATGGCCACAATCTGCGATAGGAATTAAACTTACTGTATAAACATTTTTTCCGGTTTTAGAATTACCTTGCTGTAATTTAACATGTACATTTTCAATATCTTTTTCATACTCTTTACGTAATTCAACCATCTTCTGTACTCTACCCATAATTGTTTCTGTGCTAACATTCTTAATTTTCTTAGGTTCTAATCCCATTTTCCTCTACCTCTTTTCTTAAATTTGCGCATAAAAAAGAGACATCAGATTTCTCTAATGTCTCTCGGTGATCAAAGAATACTTTTATTCACATACGATAAACTTGTTTGTAAACCAGTTTACAAACAACTTCCTGTTGAATCAAATTTCACTTTTATTGGCTACGCTGCATTATAATTTTTATCATTTCTAATATCAACTTTATACTTGTATAATGCATTATACACTTGCTCAGGAATTATTTCCTTATATTCATCTGCAACTTGCTTTATGTACTCTTCTTTTGCTTGGGCATATACTTCATAAGCATCCATAACTGTATCATAAACACCAAGCTCCCTTGTGTTGTATTTTGCCAAATAGCCATTCCCTTGCTGAACAATACCATTTGGTAATCCTCTGTTGTTTGATTTGTTCATGAAAATCATACTAATTCTTTGTGGTATTACTAAGCACCTATTAGGAGCATATACTTTGTTACCAGGATACAGAATGTCTTTATCTACATGAAGTCTCTCATTAACATCATATTTATGAGCTTCATACCAATCTGCAAAAGTGTGAAAACATTGCCATTCACTACATACGGTTGAAGTTCCATAGTATGCTGGATATTTTTCTTTTTCCTTTTCGCCATAGCAACGAGCAATAATTTCATGCCATATATTATATGTCCTTGATGTTTTATCATCTACTTTTGTTGGATGATCTCCAAGACCAATATAACCAACACCATGTACAATCCTATCATAAGGATTTTTTACTACGCCTCTTTTAAAGTTTTGATATGTTTGATGCTCTTTGATGTAATGGAATTCGTCTAAAAATTCAACATCAATATCTGCACTATTTTCATATCTAATAATTCTCATTGGCGTTCCTCTTGTGTTTCTATTTATTTCATATAATCTTTCGTTCAATACTTACTCCTTTCATAAAAGTCAATAACACTAGAATTTGGTAGACTATGCTGCCATCAAATTCTTATCATTTCTAATATCTACTTTGTATCTAAGCATAGCTTCATAAACATGTTCTGGTATCATATCTTTGTATTCTTCAGCTACTTGCTTAATATGATTCTCTTTTGCATTAGCATATGCTGAGTATGCACCTTCTAAAGAATCAAATATACCAAGTTCTACAAGATTGTATCTCGAAGAATATCCATCTCCCACCTGCATAACTCCATTCGGCAATCCTCTTTTATTCTCTTTATTGGTAAAGAGCATATTAATTCTCTGAGGAACTAATAAACAAGTGTATGGAGAATAGATTTTATTTCCCGGATAAAGAATATCCTTGTCCAAATGCAATCTGCCTTCGCATTCATACTTATTTGCATCAAACCAATCAGCAAATGTCTGATAACATTTCCAATCTTCACAAACGGTACAAACATCATAATAAGCTTCGTAAATGTCTGAACGTCCTTCTTCGTAGCATCTGCCAATCATATCGTGCCATGCATTATATGTACGCACTCTTTTATTATTAATCTTTGTTTGGTGTTTTCCTACGCCTAAATACCCGATCCCGTATACAGACTTATCATATGGATTTTTCATATTGCCCTTTTTAAAATTCTGATATACTGCATGTCTTACGACATAATTATGATCATCCATGAACATAACATCAATATCAGAACTACTTCCATAACGGATAATTTTCATTGGCGTACCATATCTATTGTAATTTATTTCTCCTAACAATACAAACTCCTTTCATAAAATTAAAAGTGAAGGAAATCAGCCTTCTATCTTACCTCGTTTAATACCTCTTGATAGTATCCATAAGAATCATTTTTCCACAACTTCTCTGCTTCTTTAACTTTCTCCATAGTTTCCGGTGTAGGATAGCCAAGAATTTCTCCAGCTAAAAATCCCTTACAATAATCGTCCCACATATGATCGCTGACAGAAATAGTTTCATCACAAATTCCATCTACTGTTTCATCCATAATTTCATAGAATGCAAAATTAATATCACAACCATTATCTTCTGCGTAATCAACTATGATTTTAGCAAATGTTGCACAATCTTCACTGCCAGTCCATTCACTAACTCTGTCATCATCTCTCTCATTTAATTCCATATCAAAGTAATAACCTACTTCCATTGCCTTTTTAAAAATATTATTCATATCATATACCTCCTAATCAAACCATTCTTCTATTTCATTCTACTAAGAATTTCTGTCTTCAATTTATCTACCTTAATCTGTAATTTATCAACTTCATCGAGTTTATTCTGTTCTGTTTTAATACTCATCCAGATTAAAGCCTTTTCTAATTCATTCAATAATTCTTCGTTTGATTTGTCTTTCATTACTACCTCCAACTTACGTACTAACTTGCGTATTATCTTACTTTTACTAATTTGTAAAACTTTGTTTCGTCACCGCCACTAGAAAGCAATCTGTAAAACAACTGTTCTGCCGGAACCAAACTATTAAATTCATAAGTCGCTGGCATCTTCCACATTGTTTTCATTCTGTTGGTAATATACACCTTATCACCATTGCAATATAATTCTTTTGCTTCTTCTTCTGAAATCTCTATGTATTTATCCATATCATTCACCTCTACCAAATTAATCTTTTATTCAACCTCAATAACAATTTTAACACCATATCCAGTATCTTTAGGCATAGCATATATATATGTAATTTCCATGTCTAAAATATCTTCAATATCAGAATGGTTCGCTTCTTCGAATTCATCACCTTCGGCATGAATTTGATATTCTTCAATAATATCATCATACTCCTTAATTTGATACCCACCTTGAATTCTAATTCCCTGGTCTAATAAATCTCTAATACTCATATTTACCACCTCTCATCATATCACATTTTTCGAGCTATTTCCATATTTTTCTGGAAAGCAAATCCGTATTTTATTTACACTAAATTGTGTTCCTTGCACAATCTACGCCAAACCATCGGGTTTAACTTACCATTAGTGTTAATGATAACTCTATCACCATTACTATTAACATAATGCCTATGGGAACTTGCTGTCTTTCTGTTCTTATCCCACTGATAACCATTCTTCCGTAAAATCTTTTCTGCATTTCGCCAATCAATCTGCTTGTAACTACACATACATACCTCCTATTTATCTTTCTGTAACAATTACTTCATCAATAAAATAATTACATCCAAACTTATCTCGTGCGATCTTCTCCGCTTCTTCTGGACTGCTTGCCTCAATAAAATATTCATCACTCATTAAAAGTTTTACATCATATGTTTTCTTTTCAATATTTTGATTCGACATAATCTCAACCTCCTACCAAAACTTAAATTCTTCATTTGCTTTTTCAATAAGATCTACGTGAATTGCCTTAAAATCTGTTGTATATTCCTTACATGCATTGATATGATTTTCTATATACTCTCCAAGTTCCTTCATGAAATCATCAATACTCATATTCTGTACCGGCTTATCCCAGCAGAAGCTGCATGAATCAGCATAATCGTATGGATATTCTTCATAATTCTTTTTATAACTATACCCATATCCACTATCAACACCGCCAACATATAAATCAAACCACAATCTGTTTCCCCAATTCAAGATATCAAAGCAAAGATTGCCAACTCTTGCAGATCCTATGTATTCAGCTTCACCATCTTCATCAGTGTACTCATGCTGATGTTTCTTATAATCTTCAAATTCTTTTTCCATTAAGAACCATTTAATTTCCATCTAATCATCTCCTATTCCATATCTAAAATTGCATTATACTTGTTAGCATATTCATAGAAATCTTCCGTATCATCTGCCGTATAGTTACCCATAAAATCCTCATATGTCTTCCATTCACAATCGGAATCTTTAACACACTCATCAAAATACTGCCTGGTAAAATCTACTGTTACCTCAATATCAGTCAGATTACTATCGTCATCATGTTCCTTAATTGTATCTTTGTAAACAGTAACCCATACTGTGTCAAGATTATGTAACTCTTCCAATGTATCACACATCGCGGCCTTCAGCTTGTCCTGCCAGTCGGCCTTGTCAAAATCAATTTCATAATGAACAAATGAGTTGTAATCGGTTTCCATGTGATCGGTTTCAGGATTAATTTCTGTTTTGTATATTGCGCAACAATTTTCACCGGAGTCAATACAGAAGTTATACTCAACACCAATGTCGTTCAGCCAAACAAATGCTGCGCCCCACTCGTCGGTTTCAATATCTTTATAAGATTCATCTATATTACATTCAAATTCATACATAATATCTACCTCCTATCTATTTACGCCAAGTGTTTTCAAAACCTCATCTGCTTTATCATCTTCAAAATTTTCAATATGATTTACTAAATCATTTAATAACTCAATCGCCTTTTCGCAGCACATAATATCCTGAATCCAAGGATCTTCAGATTCATCTGTATAAGCCCCATCATACTCTTTATCAAGCTTTCCTTCATACGACTCTTTACCATATTCAATCAGACTTTCTAAATTAGAAATAACAGCCTCCAGCTTTACATTCTTTTTCTCTTCATTAATCCATTCTCTAACGGTCATATTAACTACCTCGCTTTTATCTTTATTTGTGCTTTATGTTATTCATCACCCAACAATTTAATTTTATTTAGTTTTCAGTAGTCTTTGGAGTAATAAAACCTGTCCATCTCTTTCTTAAGAAATTTAAATAACCTTCAATACTTCCATCTTCATATGCATAAAAAGCATCTTCGTCATAACACCACCAAATAATTACTTCGTGGCCACTTGTTACATGACTAAACGTTGTATTGATATTATCTTTCACGGTCTTTTCTCCAGCACCGTTCTTAATTGCTTTTAAGTACAGATATCTTTGAAGATTTTCTAAATCTCGATCTGTCTGAACATCAAAAATCTCAACTGGACTATCATCACAACCTTCATCTAACATAGCATAAACACTAAGATAATTGGTATGCAACTTTTTAAGCTGCTTGCTTACTGCAAATAAAGCAGACTCTTCATATTTCTTACATTCTTCTTCATTTCGGAATACTGTTCCATCCTCTGCAATATATTCAACTCTTACCACCTGCTCAACTGTTTTCTTAATTTCGTTTGTTCTCATAATTTAAATCCTCACTTTCTTTTAATATTAGTTCTGTTCGTTTCTATTATAATGTTCTATATCCTTCCAAGATGCAGTAACAGTTGCACCCAATACCGGATAATCATATGTTCTCTCAATTGTATCTGCAAATGCCTCTACTATTGTATCATCGTAATTATCTTCCACCTCAATATCCATTGAAACCTGTATGATCATACTTTTTACCTCCATTCAAACGTCTCTTTGGGTTACACATAATATCCAACCGGTGTATCCATTGTTAATTCATCTTCCATTTTGGTGATTTTGACAAATCTACCATACCAATTATTTGCTATTTCAAACGCCTCTTCTTCTGTAACGTCACCAATATAATCGTTACCTCGAACATCATATGCACCATCAAAATCTTCTTCACTCATAGCTAAATATTCTTCTAATGAAAAGTCCATGCCATCGGAATACTCTACAACTCGGTAAGTCAGAGTTTTATCTTCTTCGCCATGTTCGTTATATCCAGGGTCTCCGTTGGTATAAATATACCCACTAAAAGCAATTCGTTTTTTCCCATCCTGTTCATATATAGAGTAAAAATCACCTGCATTAAGCACTTCATCAATTGTTTTAAACAACATAATCATTTCCACCTTTCATCAAACGTCCATTTTATTCCAAAGGTATCCAACTAGAACATTCATCATTTCCATTTGTGATACCTGCATATTTCATGCAAACACCCTTGTTCTTATAAGAATAATCTCTTTCCCAACGGTTGCATGTTTCACATCTCTGTTCACAAGGTTCCTCTTCTTCCCAAGCATCATCATTTACACACTCAACCTCGTACTCTACTTCTACTGGTAACTCCTTTAATGCATTTTGAATTGTTGCCCAAGCTTTATCATAAGCTTCGTCAACACTTTCAGCTTCCTCATAAAAGGTTCCCTCTGTTAAATGAAATGTGACCGCAAATTCATATTCTTTCATAATTACCTCCTAGTCAACATCTACAATATAAAATTCTGTTGTATCTTCATCAGCCCAAGTAATAAGAGCAATATCTTCTTCACACCAACAGTTTTCTTCATCCAACGGATCGTCTATTTCTCCATTTAAATTATCAGCAATAATATCGTTATAAAAATCTTCCCACGCTTTTCTTAAAGCATCTTCAGATGTTTCATTTTCTTTCACTCTAATAACTTCAGGCATTGCTTCACCCATTTCCATATCATGATACTTTTTGTAAATCAAAATTACTTTCATAATCCTCTACCTCCTAATCAAATGTGAGTTTGATTTAGTTGCTATCTAATACTCAACTCATCTTCGAAAACATCATTTTCAGTTCCATCATTAAATCTGCACTTGTACATATATCCAACATCGTCAATATCACATTCCAAGTTTGTTAACGGTCTGATGATTTCAACTTCTGTTCCGTTGTACTGTAATAAATCTGTATCTGTTGTAGTAAATATAAATTTCATTCCGTTTTCTAACATAATAATTACCTGCCTTTCATCAAATACGAGTTTGATTAACACCAACTAAACGGTTTCTGTTGTCCATTTGCTACATAATCTTCATTGCTTGTCTTACAAATATGTAACCAATCATTAACCATTGCTTCGGCGGATTCATATTCATAATGTCTAAGTTCTCCATCTGCTGTTTCTCTTTCAATATTCTTACCGAAGAACTTGTAATACTTCTGATGCCAGTCTTGATAATAACCATTGTTAATTACAATGTTACCTTTCTTGTTCCATGCAAATCCATAACCATAAAAGCTACAGATTTCTGCCATCTGTTCTTCTGTTTCGCTCCACTGCTTACCGGTTTCTCTTTCATAATCTTCTCTTACATCTAAATCAATAATGCTATCCATATTCATTCTCCTTTCATGGACAAAATTCCGATTTGATTTACTTTACTACCTTTACATTCTTCCCTAATACCTTACAAATCTCTTCTACGGTCATTTCAACTGTATCATTGTTTTGATTATCCCTATCATAAATCAGCTCTGCAAATCTATCAGTCCATGAAAACTCTTCATTCTCTAACATTGATGCTAAATTTGTCATATGCTTTTGTGTCCAAATTTTCATAACATCGTACTTGGAGCAATACTTATTTATTGCACTATCTGTCTGTAACGTATGTTCGTCTTGATAGTCAGTTGAATAAGTTAAATTCTCATTATAACTACTCAAACACATGTGCCCCAAATAACCAATTAAATAACCATCAACAACAAGGTATTTAACGCCACTTCTTAACTCCACAATCATTCCACTTTTTAAAATACTTTTCATACTAATTCCTCCTAATCAAATCCCAATTTGACTGCCACTTAAATGTGACAGTCAACAGCAGTTACAACAACATCTTCTTCTAAACTGCTAATGAAGTTTTTAAATTCTATTTCCCAACTATCTTTATCTTTTTCATTGGACACGCAAGCCCACCATCCCATTTCGCCACGCTCATGCCATCTTCCATCAGGTGAAATAAATGCAAATGGTACAGTTTCTGTCCAATCAATTTCTGAAGCATAATCTTCATTTGTGGGTTCTCCAGAAAGTGTCTTAAGATAACCATTCCATCTTCCACCAATTGAATACCAATCCCATTTTGAATTTGGGTTATATGTAGAATAAAGATTACCTTCTTCATCCTTATCATCGTCTTCATACCAACTAGCTACATCTTCATAACACTCATCATCTGTCCAATTCATCTTCTTTGGGAATTCTTCACGAAGATAGTGCAAATGTTTTTCATTAGAACAATCTTCTGCATACTTTTCCGGGTTCTCTAAATACCTTGCATAAGTTCCATTCTTGTATTCTTCGATTTCCTTTCTGGTTTTTGCAATTGCCTGTTCTCTCGTGTACTTAATATATGGTGCAACTACAATATTCTCATCATAAGGTGCGAGTAATTCCTCAACTGTTCTTCCTTCTTCTTTTGTAAATACTAAAGTAATAAAATGTGACATAATTCATTCTCCTTTCATCTAATCAAATCTTGCTTTGGTTAACACCAAATCCCTAATCTGTACATTAAATCATACAGACCATGGTAAAAATCTGTTTCATGATATTCACTATCTTCATCACAAACGCTTTCTAAAACATCATCTGCTTTAGTTAATGCGTTAACTAATTCTCTTTTCTGTTCCTCAGATAATCTGTTTACCAATTCTTCCATATCAACGCCTCCTTATAGAATCATTATTCTATTCATCCTCATTTGGCCAGTATCCAAGTAAATTTGCATTCAGTTCAATCATCTCAATCTGCTCATAATTCTCTTCATAATCAAGATTAAATTTATCCATAAGCCGATTCCAATTGTAACCAGTAACATCACTCTTATAAATTTCAATACTCTGTGTTGACGCATTTGGAACATGTAAGTAATTGATAATGTATGGTAAGAAATCATCAATCTGATTTGTTTCATTACAAATCTTAACTGCTGTTCTTATCAATGCCTGAACAAATGCATCAGACATGAATGCACTACCAGTAACTTCCTTAATCTCCTCTTCAGTAATCTCTTTTACATTTTCCCAACCCTTATCCATGATGTATGTAACCACTGTCATTGCTACATGTTCATCAAAGTACTTCCGAATAATATCTCTTACGTTGTCTCCTGCTAATTTCATATCTTTTTCCTCCTCTTAGCTCACTCTTTTCTGTGGCTCAATTCCATGTTCCCAACAAATCCTATCTATCTCTTCATTTGTGAGAATTTTTAGTACCTTAATGGCTCCGGCTATTATCCAGTCTTCATACATAAGTGGACTGGTTTTATATCTGTAATAACCATTCACTGGAATTTCTTTTAAGTAACTCTTTACCGGAATTACCTTGCCATCCTTATTAGTTCCATTCTTATTAGCGACAGGTTGATAATCAACCTCATCACTATATTCAACCTCACACCATACAGTGTCTGGTTTCATCAGTAAGTTGCCCTCTCCATCCTTCTGTCCAATGTGAGCAGCATAAGGAATATCTGCCAAGTGAAACCCTGGCCTGAAGCATAACTGGCCAAGTTTTGATTTAACCTTTCCATTATCTAACAACTCACCAGTCTCAGCTTCGATCCATTCGCCCATTGGAATTTCCTTATCTGCAAGTATGTACAATGGATAAAGCTTTCCGCTTTTAATTTTGAATAGTTTATAAGCTGTTTTCATGGTTCCTCCTTAAATCATCTTGTAAACTGCTTTCATAATGTCATTGATAATAGATACACCACTATCACCTTCAACACTCTGGTATGTAGCGAAGATATCACTTTGCTTACCCCAGCTTAACTGAACTTCTTCACGAGGATCATCACGCTTATTTAGCTCTCTGTCAGATTCATGGAATGTAATGCTAATTATTTGTCTTTTTCCATATTCATCCGGTTCTGTATAAGTCCGTTCTGCCCAACCATACTTAATATTGATACCCTCACAAGCTCTTGTTGTTCTTAACAATGCTTCTAAATCCTTAATAATCTGTAATCTGTTTTCCATAGTTAATCCTCCTTATTGCAACGCAGCAAAGTTTTTTGAAGCCACTCTAAATCCGTTTTCTTTCAATAACTTTATTGCCTTTTCAGTATCTCTTTTTACTTTATTATTATGACTGTCAATTAACTTGTGCATTTTGTCATAATCTTCAGATTCATAATATGCATGCTTAAATTCAAATCGTAATTTTGCAGTTTCTTTCGCATGTTCTAAACCTTTATTAGTCCATACTTGTGAGAAGTGATAGTAAGCCGGGTCTTTTACTAAGAAAACATAACATTTATCTTCAATTGGCTTTAAAATATCTCTTACTGATTTTGCAAAATCACTATCATAAGATGCAATTTTATGTAATTCACTATAAGAATTTATATAATCAACATCTATATTTTCAGAAAATATCAAATATCCAATTCTGTTTGCCCATGTAAATCCTTTATTAAAATAGCTTCCGCCGCTATCACACTCTGTAAATACACACCAACCATTTTCTTTAATTGCTTTTGCCTGGTCGTTATTTAATTCTGATATTGACATATACTTAATCATAATTTTTCCTCCATTTCTGTGAACCAAACTTTCATTTTATTCACCCTCTCTCTTTAACAACTCAAGCATATCTATTCTGTACTGCTCGATCTGTTCTGCTGTTATCCATTCAGGCTTATCCTCATTGGAAAATGATTCATATAACTTCTTCATTTCGTCACAATGTTTGTTCACTTCCTTAAAGTACAGATGTCCTTCATAGCCATTTCCGTATCCTAAGAAATACTTACAATCACTCTGATATCTACTAAGCATCATGTAATCAAATTCTCTTACATGTCTCACAAACGGCTCATCACATTCAACCGGTTCCTCAATATGTCTATTCGGTTCGCCACAAATATCTCCATCTTCCGGATGTCTGTAAGCACCTGTATGAAGATATAAACCACCTCTACCATCATTCAAATCGAAATAAATCTTTCCGTTTTCATCTTCGTAACAAGGATATTCCATATATCCACCGCCAAAACCTATATACTTAACCTTCATCTTAATATTCCTCCTTATAAAATCTGATTGTACGTTCCTTTTCAGCTTCATAATCTTCTCTGTTACTATAAGGACATAATGTGATATCTCCTTCACAATATGTAAATACTGCCATCTGCTCATCAGAGTAAGCATAAGAAGAATAACCATCAATCTGATGTAATACAAAGTCACACTTGGCAGCGAACGCATAACACAAATCATCCAACCAATGACCACTTAACATATAATCGCCTTCTCTGTTTGTGGTTTCCTCGGTGAAATTAATGTTTACAATTCTCTGTGTGGTTTCATTCAAGTGATAAGCAGAGAAATCAATCGGTAAAATCTCATATTCATCATCCTTTGGGATTCTTCCAGTTTCTCTAATCATGTTATAATAATCATTCCGTTTAATTTTCTGTGCTGCCATCTTATTTACCTCCATGTAATCTAAACCATAATGCACCCTGCATAAACTGTATCAAGCCTTCTACACTCTGCGAATGACAAATCATATCTTCCATCATGTGCTTCGTGTTTGCTTTGTAGATGTAATATCCGTCGCTTCCCTTATAGAAATCAACTGGTGTTACACAATTTTCAAAACCAATTAAAGCACCCTTACCATAAGAATCTGTGCTAATCTTCTCTCTAATCTTATCTGCCATAATTATCTCTCCTTTATCTCTGCTAACATATTGTCAATGCACAACATTAAGTTCTCTTCCATGTTTTCCTTAGCCATTTCTAAATGCTCTTTAATCTGCTGACGAATTTCTTTCTTAGTTACGTTATGTCCGTAGTTTGCAACCACTTCATCAATGATTTCCTTGTAGGTAAATCCAAGAAGTAAATCATCATTCATATGAATTGGCAAATCATAAGTAAATTCCTTACCATTTCTTTCATCTATTTCCGGGTCATACATCCATCTACTCATACTCTAACCGCCTTTCTATTTTCATATCTCTCTTGCATTCTGTTTAAGAACTCTTGATATTCCTCTGTAAATTCTATTTTCTTTCCTGTCTCAAAAACATAATTCTTATTACGTCCATATATCCAACACTTGTCTATTGGATTCCAACTCATATAACAATGCCAATACCAATTTGAAAGACATATAATCAAGCTCTGTCTCTGTGTGCATGTCAATCTTTTTATTCCTGAGAAGTCGCTTCCCATATACATTTCTTTAGGAATGACACCATTATGGTGATCCTCAATCAAAAGGTTTTGCATTTCTGGAGTTATAATGTTATGCCAAAAGTTATCATCTTTATCTCTATTGCCTTGTTTGTCTTCAAGCCAACTATGATATACATCTCCATCAATTGCCCAAACTCTCATACTTTGATTACAAACCTCATACTTACCTAAGATTTCCATCTTATTTTCCGCCTTTCGTTTTAATTATGTTTAGTTTCGTGACTAAACCAAATTTAAGATTTATTACCTATGCTGCTTCAATTCTTTTTAACAAGTCGTCTGTTTCTAACTCATAAAATTCGCCAATGCTATCTTGTTTTTCTGTATCATATACATCATACCCTTCTCTAAATAGGTTTATATCTGCTACATATCTATCATTTATGTCTTTCATTTGTGTCATGGATTCCAAGTAGAATAAATCATCAAAATGATCAAACTTGACTGCAAAATAATCTGAATAACCACCACGAATATCACCGAAAAGATGAACCATGAATAACATTACTCCACAATTCTTTTTGTAATTCATGTTCAAGTCATTACAAATATTCGCTCCCCAATTATATGTATTATCTCCCTCGGAATCTTCTCTGAATTTTTCAATCCATTCGTCAGATACATTAATTTCGTATTCTTTCAATTCTTCAAGAAGTGGAAGAATATCCCCACAGATAACATCATTTCTAATATTCCCATCGTCATCAAAAATCCAAGCTCTATGATTTTTATCTACCAAACGAATGGATTTCACTTGTTCAATTACTCTATCTAATCTACTCATTTGCGTTCCCTCCGTTTCTTATCTGTTCCGCCTACATCTTCAGGCTTAATCTTACATCCGTACTTTGCAGATACTAGACCGGCTATATCTGCCTTTGTAAGTCTGACATGTAATTCTCTTTTTGTGTTCGTTCCATACAACGTCATGTTATATCCTCCTTTTAATTAAGTGCAGTTAGGCTATGGCTTCTAAACTATCAAACACCTTGTCAAAACCTGCTTCTAATGCAATTTCTTCAATCAAATCATCGCCCCATTTACTAGAATAGAATCCCCAACAAGAATCCGTGTTTTCATTCCACTCATCATCTTCTGCGTCAATAAGCTCATCAATGATATAACCATAACATTCTCCCTGTAGATACATGTCATATTCTTTGACTTCGCTTTTAAGCCACTTGTAAGCAGCATCTTTCCAATTCTTATCAGTAACTTTAATCCAATTACCTTTCTTTGATTGTATTTTCCCACCACACTTAAAAATTTCTTCTTTTGTGGTATAAATCCAACCGGCCTGACCACTATCCCATGGACATGAAAAACCACCAATATTCATTGTAATTCCACTATGTTCATAGATATATAATGGCAAACTATAAAACCCTTCGCTCTCAAGCAACTTCCATTTATCCTCAAAGTTCATAGCATCAATGATATCATCAACAAGATAGTCAATTGGATAGTTACTTTCAATTACACCATGATGTACTTCGTTACCAGTCCACCAATATCTATAATAACCCCAAAGTTCCCATAAGTTTTCGCTTCGGTTATACTTCAGTTCTAATCCATTAGATGTCTTACCGGACTTCACAAAGTTAATAATTTTCTTTTCGGAAACGTGATATCTTACCAAGTGATTCAAGAAATCTTCAGGCTCCTTAAATTCATTTTTATCTCCAAGATCATATCTATTCCACCAACACATCATGTGACCAATATTACCATCCCAATCAACTCTAGGATTAAGTGGCTCACTATCTTGTTCGACGTGGATTCTATAAATTTTACCTTGATAATCCTTTGCGTATTTATATTCTCTCATCTCAACAACCTCCTGCTGTACACATAAAATCATCCGGTACAAATGTAATATCTTTAAACAGTTTCTTAATAAGCTCGTTGGATATCTCATCCGGAGCTTCTGCAACTTCACTCATATAAGGATATCTTCCTTCGCTATGAGCTAAAGCACATACATAATTTACTTTTAATTCATCAAGCTGATCCTGATTTAAATCGTTTACGCTCATGTTGACCTCCTATAATGGCTTTAACTTTACCTGTCCTTTGTATATGGACAATCTACTTGTTACATACATATCCTGTGAAAAGTCATAATCATAAACATGCCAGATTTCATCATCATTTTCGAGTCTGAATTTCACATCATTCATAATCTTACAAATCTTATTTGCACTTGAATCAGGAACAAAGAATGCATTCTGTTTAGAGTGAAAGAATTCCGTTCCCTTTCGTGTCTTAGCTATCAGTTTCATTTAATCACTCCTTTCAGTGAATAGAAGTAGAATTTTATTACCAGTCTTCTTCATCTTCGTCCGGTTTGCTAAACCAATCTGTTTCTTTAAGTTTCTTTGATTTATATAAAGACTTTCTCGAAACATCAACTTTTTTCAAATGACTCTGTTCAATTGCACCAACTGTAAAATGATAATCATTGTACTGTACAGTTGCCTGATACACTGGATATGCAAAAGTATCCCAACCACAACTAATATATTCGTAGTCTGTATCTGTATCACTAGCAAAGTCTAAAGCCATTGCTCTGACTTTCTCTTTCATTTGTTCTTCTGTTCCGTTGAATGTGTGTAAATCCAATCCATCAGAATCAGTTGCGATTCCGTAAATGTAATACTTCATAACCATTTTCCTCCTAACCAAATGAAACTTTTATTCATAATACTCTGTTTCAAATTCAAAACGAATTTCATAATCATTTTCGCCATCGTAAAGTTCACATATGCCAATACAATCACTAAAAGTATCCTCATTGCATAATTTCAAATTCTCTTCACTATCATTTACCGGATAAATACCAACTATAAATTCTGTTCCCATTTGTAGCAGCTCGGCTATTCTCTTAATAGGGAACATCTCATCAACTTCTTCTTCGGATAAATCGTACAAGTCAATTTCACTTCCATTTGTATTGTTATATAAAACCCACGGAATTAAATCACCCTTACATCGACAATCTAAACTGTTTGGATCATAGTCAATGTCTCCATGAATGTCTAATGTCAATTCAAAGTTTTGTCTATCTTCCACATAAGATACCTTTAACCAGTCGGGTGTATATCCTATATTGTTTTTACTTTTTGCGTTTAGATATAATCTCATATCTCTTACCTCCGTTTAATCAAATATAATTTCTATTTCCATCCATTGTCCTTTTTCATTTCCTCTGCATACTGCATAAGTGCTTCAACCACTTCTGCAACGTTTGTGTCATTGTCGTCTGCAATCTTTTCAAGTTCCTTTGCTTCAATGTCATATACAGTAATATTTGTCATATGTTATACCTCCGTTTCTTTAACCGGAATCAACTTTCCGCTGTCAATCAACTCATTCAAGCGTTTTTCACTTATATACTCTTCGATTGAGAACAACGTAGAATTGTCATTTCCATAACCAGTTCCTTCAACGGTAATAATAAATTTCTGTCCCTTTTCAATTTTCATAATTCTATACCTCCTAATAAAATGCGGGTTCTATTTGCTCATTTCGTAACACATTGCTTCAAAATATTTCCCAACTTCATCAAATTTTTCCTTGTTAATATTCCAAGGCATAACAATCATAACTATTGAATCGGTTGAGCCATCACTCCACTTCTCTGTTTCTTCTCCAAGGATAACATCGTACTCTGGATACTTATTTGAGCAATCAACGGCTTTTTCTTTGGCAATCTGAATAAGGTTCTCATACGTCATTTCTAAATCTTCTGCATATCCCTTATCATATCCTGCCTCAAAAGCAATCCCGTATCTGCCATTAAACTCTACGAGATAGCATCTAAGACCGTAAACGCCCTCACACCACAGCTCGTTATATGCATGTTGCAATTCCTTCGGCAAATCCTCAACCTTATCGATGTCGTACTCCCCGTTGTGGTGTAAGTCTCCACAACTATTACTCCAGTATAAAAAGTTTCCGCCTAACTCATTTTTAAATTCATATAACATATCTTTTTCCTCCTAATAAAATGTTGGTTTGGTCTTACCATCCATTAGAATCAAAACCATAATTGTTATTGATATCAAAATCTTTATGCATAATGATTTCACTTTCCTCAATATGCAATTCTCCTGCCCATAACTCTGTATACGGCTTATCATAAACATGAGGATTACTATACTTTTCTACATAAGCTTCCGCATCTACTTTACTTTCGAAGATTGCTACCAAATCGGTACAACTAACTGCATCTCCGAATCCACCATCTACATCATAATTGTGAAATACACTATAAGTTTTCATTTTCTCTTTCCTCCAATCAAATAAGGTTTTTATAATCCTTTTTTCTGTTGCTTTCTCAACTGTTCAATACTTGATACACATAAATAATTAAGTCCTTTTGCTTTAAGTTCCGCATTGAGAGTGTCAATGTTTTTAAATTCAGAAAACTTGATACACATTTCGCATCGTTTACTTCCGGTTCTCCATCGTGTACAGTTATAACATCCTACCTCGTCAGGCTTTAAATGCTCCCTTCCTTTTACCATCGCTATTCCTCCTATACAATCAAACAATGTTTTGATCATCTAGTCACTAAACGCATATCTATAACCATGTACCATGTTTACTAGTGTTCTCACGCCGACAAACGCTTCCATACTTTCATATATTGGAACACGTCTATCTATATAATCTCCGTTCTCAAATATGTTCCATACAGATGTTCTCTTTACAAGAACACTATGCTTCAATGAATCGGCATTTTTGTAATAATACTCCTTTCCAGTTTCTATCATTTCACTTCCTCCTATATAAAATCACTTATACTCATTCCGGGCGCATCCCATGGATTACTCGGTGAATAATCTCCATTGGTTGATGACGAACAATATTCATCTTCATCAAAACCTTCATAAAAATTAAACCAGTCCCACGCTTCCGTTTCACTATCACATTGCCAGTCAAAATCTTCAGTTTCCGGTAGATAAACATCTTTATCCCCAAAAACAAATACATATTCTTCATTCTCTGTATCAAAATACATGGTATAATCAGTATAAAATCCGTCTGCATCTTGTACTGATTTACTTGCTTTCTCAATAAATCTCATTTCTATTACCTCCTTTAGTTTAGTTACTAAACTAATAATCATATCCTTCATCATACCAATATTTTGGGTCTCTTAATGATTGCCCAAATGCGTTATACCATTGTCCACAATCACACATTTGGTCGCCTTCTAAATAGATCTCTCTTCCACAACTACACTTTGCCAATGCTGGTTCTGTATAGTTCCAACTACGTTCTTCTACACCTCTATCCTCATACTTCTCAGGATGTGCAAGACAATACTCATAATTCTTTCCCCAACACTCATAACTCTCATCTTTAATAAGAGTTCCGTCTGCTTCACATGGGAAAGAATATCCGTTGCCTGGATAATCTCCAATTAATTGGAATTCCCTTCTATACTCTACATGCCGTTTGCGTTCACGCTCAGATATAATCTTTACAATATGACTCATTTCTATTACCTCCACTTTTAATTATGCCTAGTTTAGCAACTAAATTCTTCAATTTTGGCACATAATTCTACGAATGCGTACTTAATATACTTATTATCATTCGCAGATAGTTCTCCAAGTAATCTATTTACCGTTACCTTCCTATATTCTTCATCATCATACCCATCTGATATACAATCGAATATTCGATTCGCTAACTTTGGATCGTCCGTGAAAACAAGCTCTTTCGTGATTTGAGTCCACCAATATTTAGCATCCTCATTATCTGGCTCATACGCAAAATCTTCCATAAGATTCTCACATAAGGTTTTAATATTACTTGCTACTCTTCCATTTACTTTTGACCATTGCATATCTGCATAATAATCATATGCATATCCGGCTACCTCTTTGGAAGTGAAATTCCGTTTGTTCCACTTTTCATTTGCATAGCATGCAATGTCATAAAAATCTCGATACTCTAACATATCTTTCCCACCATCCTTTCTCTGCTATTAAAGCATACATGAACACCTATATTTGAAAGGCGGTGTGAGTCTGAGTTTCAACTCACTACATAGATGCTCATGTATGCTCACGAACTTTCGCTCGTAAGCATTTTAATTTAATCTAGTTACACTCTAGCATTAATGTTTTCGCTTTGTCAATAACTATTTTATTTTATTTTACGCAGTTTAGGCAATCTTCGCAAGTACTGCCTGTAAATATCCTCCGTTATATGTACGTGTAATTCCTAACTCTTCACATACCCAATCTTCTACATACATCAGTAAACGTTCGGCATTCTTACGTAATGGGTATTTTGTATGAGCTTCTGCAAATAACTGCTGTGGAGTAATATTCATATACTTATTGATAAGCAATTCTGTAATCTCCTTTTTATATTCCGGATGTAAACGCATAATATTATTTGTGGTTCTTAACACATCTCTACCAAGTCCATTTACAGCTACATTCCAACGAGATTCGCAGATAATATATAATGTATTATCCAATGCTTCTTCTCCGCAAACCTTTGCAATTGCTAATGCCTCCTGGAACCCAGTTAAAATACCCGTTGCATTCTTAATTCCTCGTGCAGCTAGATTTGGTTTAAGCTCAATATTATACTTCTTAACTAATTTCTCTACTGCAATATTTTCAGGAATACCACGTAATACATTTGCGTTATGCTTATGCGGTGGTGTAAGGTTTGATACTCCATCTCTTTGTGTCGCAAAAATTGTAGCTTCAGCAATAAGCCGTTTTTCTGGTTCTTCCGGTAATCCAGTAACAAATTCAACTTCTGCACCTGTAAATCCAAGCATCTTCATAGCAAGCAAACGATGACCTCCATCAAGAACACTACACCGTTTCTCTTCTGGATGCATATTTACCTTTAATACATCCATTTGGTTCTTATCCCAATTCTTAACAAGCCAGTTTACCTTATTCATATTCTGTTCACGCTGGATGAATGGATCTAAATATAACGAATCTAATGCTGCATAACCAAACTGTTTCCCACCAATAGTCTGAATATTATGTAACATCATATCCCATAACATATCCCTTTCTGCTGTTACCTTGATTACCTTGTTGTCTGTTACTTCCTTTAAATTTGTTCTCTTCGCCATTTTTGTTTACCTTACCCTTTCTTAATTAAATATTTTTCCTCTCATTTTTTGTTTTTATCCTAAAAGCACGTTTCGTGCTCTTTGGTCTACTTGTATCTCACTTGTACATCCCTCAAAGAAATCCGTTTCAATTTCATACCCGAACTGATTCATGAGTCTTACCTTCTTCCTTATATATGCAGGCAGAAGACCAATTCCGTTTCTTGGGTATCTATACTTCTTTCCATTTGCACCTGTTACAACTCTATCTCCTCTTGTGCTTACTCTTCGAGCCATGCTTCTCTATCCTCCTCTTTTGCCGCGAATCCTATAACACTAAATAATCCACATAAAATACTATATCCAATGCCTTCTATTCCAAATACTACTAACGCAAGTATTGCTAAAATTAACATACATGTGCCGGAAATTTTATGTGTCCTCTCATATACACTTAATCTCTTTTGATTTGCCTTCCGTTTCGCTTTTCGTTCTGCTTCCATACGTGCCTTTAATACACGTTGCTTCTCTTCTTCTGTTACATACATAATGTTTAAATCCATTTCGCTTCCCGCCTTTCCATTAAAATAAGTCCGTACTTGTGCAATACGGACTTGCGTTTGTATGAGTTCTGTTATATAATACAGATAAAAGCACAACTCAGTTAGGTTTAAAGGTCGTGCGATTCAATGTATGCCCATGCTTCATCGTCACTCTCAAATCGAATGTCGCATTTTGGTACATACCAATAGCCATATTTATAATATGGTTGCGGTTTCATAAGTTTCACTTCCTTTCGCTTATATAAAAACACACCCAGCAGCAGCTTCTAGGTGTGTTTTTTTTACTTCCGTTTCGCTTTCTTCTTTTTCTCTTCCTCTGCTTTCTCTTTTGCCTTTTCCTGTCGCATACGTCCAAATGCAGACCACCTGTATTCATATTCACGTACAAATGTCATACTTATCAACCTCCTTCCCTAGTTATTTTCAACTAATGTTACTGTTCCACCATCTACCCACTGTTTCCAATTCCGGTATACTCCATTTGTATCCCTAAATTCTACATAGTACCCATCATCTTCCCAGTATTCCTGAAATGTGATTTCTTTAATTATCGCACGTATCCTTTGACATGTTATAATATCCCCTGGCTTTAATTCTGTACGCATAAAATCCACCTCTTTCCCTAGTTATAGCATAATACATTCTTATAATCTGCGTAGGCATCGCCTACTAATTCCATAGTATCTGCGTCTTCTTTTTCATATGCAGAACATTCCTCTAAATTGCGCACTCTGCCCATGATGATGCTAATTTCCCTATCAGACATACTTATTCCTCCTCTCCTAAAATTCTTGCAAGAATTGCGTTTTCTAATTCTTCTGTATCTACTAAAAAATAGATATCTGTTCCATTTTTCCAAAATAATTCCACTTTTTCTGTGTTCATTATTTCCTCTATAATTGCATCTGCTTCTTCTGCGGTATCACAATATACACCCGTAGCCCAGTACTCTTTTCTATCTAATTCTACCGTTGGGAAAGTATGCAATTCATGGGCATGATAGTCCTCTATTGCTTGTACGTAGTCCCTTGCTAATTCCTTAAAAGATGTATAGACAGAACTATCCTCTAATAATGGTCTGCCGTAATAAGTCCCACTATATCTGTTATTGATTCGCATGATAAATTTCCTCCTAGTTATTGCGTAGATTTTTTTAGTGTAAAACATATACACTATAAAAAGGGCAGACTTTTAGCCTACCCTTTCAAACTATACATGTTTTAATTATATGCAGTTTGCAGTATTACTTTGTGGACTTCTTCTCTTTTTTCTTCTGTGCAGTCTTTTCACGTCTTGCCTGACGCTTTGCTTCTAATTCTGCCTGTACTTCTTCTTCTGTCATACATGCACGAACTTCTATCATATCTGCAAGATAATCCTCTAATCCCTTATAAAAAGCACTTGCGTTAGACTTTGCAAACTCTTTATACTGATTTCCGGAAATAGCTTTTAATTCTTCAATTTGCGCGTCAAAACCTTCAATATCTGCTTTGACTTTTTCGATAGTTTCAGCGCATGCCCCGTTTGTATTCTCTAATTCGCGCAAGTACTTTGCAGAATTAGCCTTCTGACTATAAACATACTGTAAATCGGCAGACTTCTTCACGGCGTGACGGCTGGCATATACTACCAAAGTATTTACCACGTTTTCATCGTTCCGTAACTTTGCACCTTTTACTTCTCCAATGTAAGCATATAAAGCAGATAATGCGCTATAGATAGGGCTTTCGTCAATAGTTTCAACATTGTTATATCTTGCACTTGCTACCGCATAACATGCGCTATGGATAGCGTCATAATGCTTATGTAAATCTTTTACCATTTCAGCGTCGAATTCTTTAGCGTTAAGTTTTGCACCACTAAAACCGCGGTTTACAATGATAGCATCTGCAATTTTGTTTCCAGTAACCTTTGTGTTGAATGTGTTAATAGTTGCGTTTGTTGTTGTGTTAGTTGTTGTCATGATTTTTTCCTCTTCTTTCCGCCACTTTGGGCTATAAAATAATATGATATAGTTGTACTCTGCTTTATTCGGACTTGTAACCGTCAACTAGGACTTATTCTGTATTGCCTAGTGGTAGCATTACAACTTTATCTTAAAAGAATACGGTTCAAATGCTATGATTACCTATCTGTCATTCGCTTTATTCGCTAATTGTACGACTTTCACGTACTTATACAGAAGTATTTCCCAATATAAGTGACTCTTTTATTATCATGATTTTTCGTGTATTTTTATACATTACCATTTCAAGTTTTCAAGTCATTATCTGCTTATATTTTGTATAGTTTGCATCAACCGACTTATTTAGTTGTCAATGTGTACGACTTCCAAAATAACTAGCTTTTTCAAGCGTTACATTCTTAAAGACTTTGTGAAACTGTTATGACTTTTTCAAGTCCTGATATAGTCTTTTAAGAATGTTTCAAGTCTATCAATAAAACCGATAACTTGAAGTGATTATTTTGTTGTTCGTTCCTTACAAGTACATTAAACCATAGAATAATAATTTTATCAACTAATTTTATAAGAATTGTAGTTCTTTTTACTTTAAATAGGGGGTATATAAAACCATTCAAACCCGCATAAATACTGGGTTTTACCATAGCTACTTCACCCACACATCACGTTAAAAATCCATCCAATAATATCAATTTATTCTCTTCTTATTCTCCTCGTCTCTCATATCGTAGATCCCATAATAAATAAGCTAATTTTCATCAAATTATAGTTTAAATCATCAGATATCCAACCATCTAATATTTCAATTACGTACCAAATACTCAATAAATATAGTAGAAATACAACGATACAAAAGAAAACCGGTAAAATACATATCAATAGGCCAAAACCTATTAAATAAATAATGCCTATATACAATAATGCTCTATATACGTAGCAAAAAATAAGTTTTTAGCATCAAAAATGAATTATCATCTCTACCCTACCAGCACAACCAATTAAGTACTAAAGAGGCAGAATGATTCTAATAATGAAGATAAAGTCTCGTAACAGGGGGTATAAAAGAACTAATATAGGAGCAGGTATATAATATATAAATGGTATATAATAATAAAAATAATCAATTAACTAGATATAATTAAAATATATACTTGACAAAATCAGGAACATATGATATTGTGCCAATAGGGAACTAGACATAATTAAAAGATATGAATTATAACAAAATGTTATCTTATTAAGATATAGATTCAATTGTCTTTGTCTCCGACGGTATATACTCTTCGTCTAGGAACAGACGCTACGCTTACTGTTCTACTAGACTCAGAGTTCTTTTCGCATACCTGTTCCGGTTCTTACGAACCGTTCACAGAGCATGCTCAAAGGAAAAAGATTTAATTTTTAAGTTTTTTAGACCAATCTCTGAAAAGCCTTATAATTACTGGGAAAATCACTTGTCTAAATGCTCCCTATTATATATTAAATTATTATTACATAGGGAGCAAATAGACAAGTCAAAAACCCAGTAAAAATAGCGTATACAAGAGATGGAATTAAATGGAAATTATTTTAATGAAAGGAATGATAGAAAATGGAATTAGACACAAGTAAATTAACAGAGGGGCAGATATTTAATACATATCCTGAATTATGTCGGACACTAGGATGTGAGGTATACGGGGGGTATCAAAAAACTAAGCAATTAAAAGATTTCGGCCGGTATTTCAATTATGAAAAGGATGGAAAGAAAATTATCATCACAGAGATATATCCGGAGCCAATGAATGAAGAGTATAGGGTTGCTGCGAATGCAAAATATGTTACCTTTGTACAGAATATACTACTCTCCTATTTATCCCAGCAGGAAGAAGAGATTATATATATAACACCGCAGCGATTATGGTTATTACTTGGGATGGTAAATAATAAGTATTTGGTTATGAAGCAACATTACCGGCGACAGGAGTTATTAACTTTATCTGAAGATATGGATATGTTTGATATTAATCATTTCTTTGTCCGGAGTAATATGAAGATCAGAGATATATTAAAAAGTGGATTAGGAAGTTTAAAGCGTAGAAAATTATTAATATGTGAAGAAGTGTACCGTATAGGGATCTTAGAATCAGACTCAGCATATTTCAGATCAGGGATAGTATATAGGGATGCAACTGACAACGAGAAGAAGTACATATTACGCACTGAACGAAAGTTGTTAAAGGAATTTGGTTTTGAAACAGATTACCAGATGCTTTGTAGTGATAAGCGTACAGATTATTATAATGAGCTTGGTAAGATATTTAAGAAAGAAAAAGATTGGGAGAATATATATCATTGTTATAAATTTATATATGACAAAGGTAATATAATCGAAGCAATTAATGAAGATGAAGAGACCAAGCAAATGAATCAGTTAGTAATAGATGCATTAAATGAACAGGCTGAGAAAAATTATAATAAGAAAGGGTTTACAGCGGATAATGCAGCCATCAGAATATTTGATGAAGATAATCCATTTTTTTATAATAAAGGGTATCAGCAGCGGCAAAGACTATTAACAGAAGCATTAATAAGGAGATAGTAAGAATATGAATAAATCGAACTACGCAAAATTAAAACCAAGTATTGACATTTCAAAAAACATATGATATATTAAAGATACGAACTAGATATAATTAAAACATAAGGAGATATTTTATGAGATATAAGATTGTCAATGTAACAGACCGGGCAGGTAATGTTAAAAAGGAATTTATGGCAGAGTTACAGGAAGCACATCCCGCAATGAGTGGTGTACTACTCTATCCTATTAGTAAGAAATCCATAGAGAGGATTCCATTATGTTTAATATGGACAGATCAGAGTGATAAAATGTTACGTACTTCTACTATTATGGGATATGAAGAAAATAATAATATAATTACAGTTACTACACGTAACAGTGTTTATACATTAGAAGCAAACTAGACTAAATTAAAACGGAGGGTAATGAATATGAGAAATATTATTGTTTTAGAAATCAATGGTAAGCACGGTGTAATTTGGAATCATGAAGTTCCGACACCAAAGGAATTTTTATTAATCCCGGAAACTACTACTGCTATTGTAGAAAATCGAATTTTTGAAGATTTTATTGATGAGACATTTATGTTTGTTACAGAAGTCTTATCAAAGAAATTTAAAGAAAAAATTGACAATGTATATGTAACGTTTATGAATAGTGAGAATGTATTCATCTGTTCTGCTGTCATTGATAAAATTAATAAAAAGAATGGTACATATAGATTGGGCATTCAGGACTGGCAGGCAACTGGTTATACATTTAAATATGCGGATGATTGTGACGAAGATGAAATCGAGAAAGGCGAAGAATGTTAAGTTGTTTGTTAAATAACCAAAGAATTAATTGTATAGATGGGCAACATACTAGAGACCAGCTTAAAACATGGGCAAAGAAGAAAATACTACTCTGCCCGGCTTGTGGAAAACCGTATGAATATTGTCATGGTCAAGTTAAGATGCCTTATTTTAGACATATGGATAAGATTGAGTGCGAAGATAAATATTCCGAACCGGAAACAGAAGAACATCTCGCCGGGAAGAAGGATTTATATGAATGGTTAAAGAAGCAACCCGGTATAACAGATTGCGAACTTGAAGGTTGGATTCCCGGAACCAAGCAACGTCCGGATATTATGTTTAAATTTAATGGACAACAGTATGTATTAGAATACCAGTGCTCTCCTATTGCTACCGAATATTTAGAGAGACATGAGTTATATCAGGTGGCAGGAATTAAGGATATTTGGATTGCCGGATATGAAAAATATTTCAAAAAAAATAGTAGGCATAAATTTTTAGAAAATTATGTTAATGGATATTATAATCCAATAGATAAAAAATTCTATTTAAATAATTGGGAACAAGAAGATGTAATTTATATGTTTGGGAAAATTGCAAATAGATATAGGAATGATAATTATCTAAATAATTTTATATTCCAAAACGGTGAAATACTATTTTATTATTTTAAAAAACAAAATTACCGATTAGCACCTGAGAAACATTATAATAGAAAAAATATAAAAGAATCTATAAAAAAATCTGATCGAACTAAATTTATTAAAAAAATAGAATTTATAAAAAAGAATTTTAATAAATATTTTGTTACAGTTCATTATCCTAATTATTGGGACAGGGATTTGTTTGTGCGTTTTAACAGGAATTCTAACAATACAATTAAATTTGAAGATCATGAACATATATATTTAAAAATTAATAATTTTATTAGGGTCGAAGAAATAAATAAAAAGTTAAAACATTATAATAAAAAAACAAGTACATGGAGTTTTTATTTATTTCCAAATACAAATGTTTTACAAGTTGATATATATGACAATAGAGGGTATCATCTTCACGGAGAAGAAAGATATTTAATGCAAGCCGAGTTAATAGATATTCAAAAAGAAAAAATAAAACTTGAAGATATCTTATTAGAAATAATGATAAAGTGTAAGGATTATGTGATAAAATCTCGGAACAATTATTGGAAAGTAATAAATAATGGAGGATAAATTAATGGCTTACGGAGACGGAAAATCAATCATAGAAATTTTAAACATTGGCTTTGAGCCATTATTAACTCCAAAGGAGTATAAGATTCATACAGAACGTAGAGAATTGTCGAATAAACAATATAAACTTAACGGCACTCTTCGATTTATTGAAAATAAATTATTATACCTTGATGAAACTGAAGCATGTTATTACTGGTTGTCTCAACGAAGATCCGAAATTTTAAAGCAATTAGATAAAATTAAAAAATGGGATAATATGAAAGAGAAAGTCCTAAAAAGCATGTTAGAAAGAAACATCTCTTCGACCCGGCAATTATATTCGGATAGACAGTGGGGACATGAAGATCAGTTTAGAAATATTAACATCTTTGAAAGTGATTTAACACGAGCATTTGGTTGTGAGGATATGCAACATTCAGATGATATTATTAGTGTGGTTACATATTATACTGAAATTTTTGATTCTATTATGCATAATGGATTTATGTATAAAGGCAAGAAATTTGTATTCTTTACTGCGGGTGCTGGCCAAACAAGAAATAAAAAAAGTACATTTACTTCTGAAGATAAATTGAATGAGCATTTTAATAGATTTTTCTGTGGCTTAAGTCGAGAACGTATTAACGAGCTTGGTGGTATGAATACCAATAAGTTCTTAGCTTATACAAGTTTATGTCAATCTAATACTTCTATTTGGGAAGAATTTGATATTGATAGAGCAATTGTTGTGCCGGATATTGAGTTTATTATTCCAAAGCAAAAGGTGCGACATATTTACACTGAGACACCAGAAGATAAAACAGAAATTGAAACATTGAAACAAGAGATTAAAAATATTTCTACTCAGCTATCTGTCTTAAAAAAGCAAAAATCCGAGTTACAATCTGGCCAAAAACGTCCTAAAGAAGTTGTAGCTGCCGAAAAAGAATTAATCGCAAGAAGAAAAGAGTTAAATAAACAGATAAAATCTGTACAAGAAAAATATCATAAAACAGAAACGAAGGTAATGGATGTTGTTATTCCTTTTACAGATGGTTTTGGAGTTACGTTTAAAAAAGAGCCAAATGCAATGGTAAGAATGCCATTTATGAAAGGATTATTATCCCATATTTCGAAGAATCGTTTTAAAACATGGTGTAGGGAAAATAATATTACAATTTATAATGTCACTGATATTTATGGTAAAGAATACAATATTGATGACGTGGATTATCTTTTTACTGCAAGCCAGTTTAAGATGTATAAATACTATCAGAATGAATATGATGAAGATGGAAGCCTGATTAAGACTGGTTGGGAAGTTTACAAAGAACACTTTAAAAAGTATGGTTGTACCGCAAATCGTTGCAATATTGAAAAGAAGAATTTAAAATTGAATGCAAAAACAAACTACCAGGTTCTTCAGACACTTACAACTGAAATGACTAATAAACATATTTTTCAACTTGCTGAATATGATATAACCAATTTAAATAACATTGGTCGAGATCTTCAGAGTATGTTGAATATTTTAGGAGCAGATCCGGAGCGAAATGATAAGTTAAATTATTTTCAGAAATCACTATTGCTCTATCCTGAAATGTTTAAGGATTATTATGTAAAGACACTTCTAAAAAACACCAAGAGTAGTATGTTAAAAAAGCTATATAGTGGCAAATTTAACATTAACGGCCAGTATACATTTATCGTCCCGGAACCATTGGCATGTTTACAATGGTGGTTTACCGGCGAAAGGGATTTAAATAAACTTGGCTTAATTAAGAAAGGCCAAGTACATTGTAGTTTATTTGGAGACGGGGTTGAATTGGACTGCTTACGTTCTCCTCATTTAGACCATGCACATTGTATACGTAGAAATGTAAGTAATACTGATATTAATTTATGGTATAGAACTAAGGCATTATATGTTGGTGTTAATGATATTATGAGCAAGCTGCTTATGTATGATAATGATGGAGATATTAGTCTTGTCCATGACAATAAAGTAATTATTGACTGTGCGAAGAGTTTCCAAAAGAAATATGGTATGATTCCGAATTATTATGATATGCCAAAAGCAAATCCGGAACAGTTAAATAATGATACCTTGTTTGATGGTATTGTAATGGCATACCATCATGGTAACATTGGAACTCCTAGTAATGAAATTACAAAGATTTTTGACACTCTTTCGCCTGATAGTACTAGAGAAGAAATTGAGCAGGCAATTGAAATTGTAGCTCTAAGATGTTGTGATGTGAATTATGTTATTGACTATGCAAAAACGTTGTATAAACCTACAATCCCAAAGGATATTAGAGATATTTACAAACAATACAGTAACCGAAAAGTGCCGCACTTTTTCTTATATGCTAAAGATAAGAAACATCATCAGGTGGAGAAACCTACAAATAATAATATTAACCGCATAGAAAAACTCGTAAAGAGTAATAAAATTGTGTTTAACGATGATAAGGTTCTTGGAAAGTCAAAGTATAATTATAAAATGTTGATGACAGATCCGGAAGTATCTTATACAAAAGAGGACGAAGAAAAGATTCTTAATTTGTATAGAGAATTAGAAACATGTAAGTTGCGCCAGTTAAAACGTATGGATTTTGATACTTGTGATGTTAGAGATAAGCAAAAAGTTTTAATGTTTCTTGAGAAGGATGCGTTAGTGCAGCGTGAGCAGTTTTCAAAGATGCTAGGATATTCCAAGGAATATATTTGCGATGTGCTTATTAAACTTTTACAGGGCGATGCTAATAAGGATACTCTTTGGAAATTATACGGAGATGTGATTTACAAGAATCTTGAAAAACGACTTACTGGTACAAAAAGATGTAGAGTGTGTGGCGAAAGATTTACTTACAACGAAAAAGCTAGAAAAACATCTAATTATTGTAACATCTGCGCGTCAGAAATTCATAGAAAACAAAAAACATTAAGTGAACGTTTTAGAAGAAAAAAATAAGAAATGTCCACGGTGTATTTTTATTTATCTTTTAAAATCCCTTATTTTCTAGGCATTTTTAAAGATTGAGAAATCCCCTTAAAAATCTTCAAAAAAACAATAAGGGGAAGCACCAAAATGTAAAGTTATTATAGGGAGAACATGATTAATGTCTTGCCCCATTTTATTTTTAGGACATACTAGATTAAATTAAATAATCATATTAAGGAGAACAAGGATATGAAGGAATATAGAAAAGCAAAAGACGTAAAAGAACAGTATAATTCTTTAGAAGATCTGCGTAAAAGCTGGGGTTGCAAGGAACTTGGCAAGCGTCGTACCAAAGATGAAAATAAACTTCAGGCACAACGTGAAGCTTTTTGTAATCGTCATAAATGCGAGGCATGCGGCCAGCCTATGAGTTATGTAGGAGCCGGTGTAATGGCATGTAAAAATCCAAGTTGCAAAGGGATTAAGGTAGAAAGAACCGGTAAAGATGGCGTTACTATTACTGCTTATGAAGTATCCTACGACTTATTGGATGCACTTGGCACAGAGATTGCAGAAAATATTTTTGATTAATATTTTTTTAGCAAACTACGCATAATTAAATATAATATATGCACCAAACCCTAATTGTAGGGTTGAAATAAAAAAAATAAAGGAATTAAAAGGAGAAAAAGAAATTATGAACAGAACAGAATTTGTAAAGGCAGTAGCTACAGCAACAGGTTTCACACAGAAGGATGTAAAGGCAGTTTTAGATGCTGCTCAGACAGTAGCTTATGGCGCAATGGCAAAGGAAGAAGAAGTAGCTGTTTTCGATGGTCTTAAGCTTAGTGGTATCAGAAAGCCTGCTTGTGTAAAGAGAAATCCATTAACTGGCCAGGATGTGCAGGTAGCTGAGAAGGTAGCTCCAAAGGCTAAGTTTGGTGCGGTTGCAAAGCGTGTAGTTAACGGCGAAGAATAATTAAATATAACAGCGTATAAACACATAATGGTGTTTCTGCCGGTTCATTACCGGCATACGTTTTTACCAGTAGTCTCCTACTGCTCATATATATATAAATATGTTATTCTAATAAAAATTTATATATAGGGTGGGTTACGTGGACGATTTAAAAAAATTATTTAATAATAGTGGATTAACATTTCATGAGTTATCAAAATTATCTGGTGTTTCATTATCTACAACACATAGATATGTTAATAATAAAACGAAAGAAATGGATGATGAACATTACTCTTCTATTTATGAAATATTAAAAGAATATAAGAGTCATGAAATTGTTCATGATGACTATGAATTAGATTATATTGTTTTGCAAGCAGAAAGAGCTATGTATAAGACATTTCATGATCAGTTTATGGAGATGTATAAAAAATACAAAAGCGAATAAAATTGAGGTTTGGCAGTTGGTTAAGCTGACGTTTACTTGGGTGGAGTAATTACCATACTGGGTATTCAGTGAGAAACCTATCGGGTGCACACGAGGTCTCTACGGAGCACTGCTTTAAGGCAAGGAGGAGTCCTTGTCTTATATATGGGCTTTCATATGGATGGTAGTTGTGGCATGACAACTAGGTAGGATCATTCCCTACGGAGTCCACTTACCTATTGAGGGGTTAGAATACTCAAATCACGTCTATGACAAAGAAACGGACATAGCATTTGCTCGTTAGTGAATTAGCTATCAAGATGGATAGCGTGGCTCTGTGGATAGCAGAATTCCATTGGTTATAGTATACCAGCAAACGAGACCGAAATACTATTTTGCACATGAGGACAAACAGCAGAGTCGTCACCCTGTCACGGTGAAGATAGCGGGGTCAGCACCCGTCTTGTGCGTTATTAAAAACTTATATACGCAGAGTTTAAGAGCAGATACTACTGCTCTATTTTTATGCGTAAATATTATGAAAATCGAGGAAAAGGAAATTGATTAACATTAGTAAGGATGTAGCACATCGTTTAAACAAGGAGTTTGGTATTCCATTTAGTTGTTATGAAGGGATTTCACGTTCAAAATCTCGTCATGGTAAGCATTCTAAGTACTATCTTGCGGAGAGTAAGTATAATCTGAATTCTTTAAGAAAGGTTCAGAATAACAAGTAGACTAAATAGGAAGGACTGAAGAATTTGAGTAAGAAGAAGGATAAAATAACGGTACGATGTGTAGGTATGTCGTCTTCTGAGGTTACTGGATCTGGATATCTTGTGGAGTGCCCTACAGGTGAAAAAATTATTTTAGATTTAGGATTATACCAGTCTTCGAAGCCGTATGAAGATTGGAAAATTAATAAAAGAAAATTTGATTTTAAACCTTCTGAAATAAATGCAGTAATTATCTCACATTCAAATGCAGATCATTTTGCCTTATTACCAAAGGCGGTTCGAGATGGGTTGAGCTGTGATATTTTTATTGCGGCTGAAAATGTTGATTTCATGAAACCAATGCTGGAGGATTCGGCCAGAATCATGGAGAGAGATGTCCAATCTTTTAATAGAAAGTTAAAAAAAGAACACTCTCCTGTATACGACTTGGATGATGTAGCTGCTACTCTTTCATTATTTAGAGGGTGTACAAAAAACGAAGACCATTATATTTCTGAAAATGTGTGGTTTAGACTTGTGAATGCAGGTCACATTTTTGGATCTTGTCAGATTGAATTATTTGTAAAAATGCCTTCTGGAGTGATAAAAAAGCTTGGTTATTCAGGTGATCTCGGAAATGTGATTTTCGAACAGCCTTTTGTAGAACCATTAGAACCAATTACAAAATGTGCAATGTATATTGGAGAAACTACATATAATGATCCTAAACGTTCTGTAAAAAAAGGACAGCGTGAAAAAGATTTAGAGATGATGAAGAACGTTATTGAGCAGACTTGTATTGATAAAAAGGGGATTGTGCTTATCCCTACTTTTGCTTTACAGAGGACTGAAACAATGCTTTATATGCTTTGGAAGCTCTTTAAAGATGATGAAAAGTTTAATATTCCAATTGTAGTAGACTCTCCTCTTGCAGTTACTTTGCTTGATTGTTTTAGAAATAATCTTCAGGGCGAATGGCTTGATACATTTGATGAAATGATGACATGGAAGAATATTAAAGTTATTCGCACTGTTGAAGAAAGTATGGCATGTGTAGCAGATGATTCTCCGAAGATTGTATGTTCATCTTCCGGAATGCTCACACAAGGACGCAGTATTCTTTATTTAAAGAAGATTTTACCTAGAAGTAATTGTGCAATTTTAACATGTGGTTATATGGCTGAGGGTGGAATTGGCTGGAAGATAAAGAATAATCCAAGCCAAAGAACAATTACAATTGACCAGAAAGCATATCCAAATCGTTGTGATATCAAGTGTTTGGATTCGTTCTCAAGTCACATGCAGTATGAGCAGCTTATGAATTATTATACCAATCTTGCGAACAATGGTTGTGAGGTTATCTGGTTGGTTCATGGTGATAAGGGCAAGTTAAAGTTCAAGGAAGAATTGGAAAAGCGAATTAGCAAGATTTTAAAAACAACAAAAATCGTAGCTACCAATAGAGATACGGTGGCAAGAATTTAAAATATAAGGATTAAAAGGAGAACTAATATATGGAATTATTAGAATTTGAATTACCAGCTATATTAGGTAACGCCCAGAGTGATAAGTTTTTATCACCGGAAGAATATACATATTGGAAGGCTAGAGAAAATCGAACCTTTTATATTGATTATGAGATTGATGAAGATTATCGTCTTGTAGAACTTGGTAAGATTATTATTCAGATGAATATTGAGGAAAAGGATATCCCAAAGGAAGAATTAAAACCAATTTATTTATGGATTTATTCCTACGGAGGAGACCTTGATCAGTGTAATAGCTTATTAGATATTATTGCAGCAAGTCGTATTCCAATCATTACTATTTCTATGGGTGTATGTATGTCTGCCGGATTTATGTTGTTTTTAGCAGGACATCGTCGGTATGCGTTTTGCCATGCAAATATGATGGTTCACGAGGGTTCTGCTGCTTTTTCTGGAACCGCAGAACAGATTGAAGAAGCACAGAAAAATTATAAAAAGCAGATTGCATCTATGAAAGAATATATTCTGTCAAGAACAGAAATGGACGAAAAAACTTTCAATAAAAACAAGTTAAAGGACTGGTATCTTACTGTAGACGAACTTGAAAAGTTTAAAGTGGCTACTATCGTTGATAGTTTTGATTCTATTATTTAATTTTTAAACGCGAAATAGCGTATATTTTTACAAATAACATATTATCACAACCACCCTGCTATGTCAAGGGTAAATATAAGGATTAAAAGGAGTATAAAGAATTATGGCAAAGCAGTTAAGTTATAAGAGAACAACAAGTGAGGCACTGACAGTAAAAGGTATTATGAATGCCGAAGCAACAGAGATTACTTATTTGAACGAGGACAAAGAAGAGGTTACTGTTGCGGTTCAGACATTATTAGATAAGTTTGCATCTCAGGGCGTGTCTTTAACCATTAAGACACAGACAGATGAGGAACTTGAGTTAGACGAAGAATAAAGTGCAAATATTTAAGGAGGGTGCAAATTTTGCACTCTCCTATTTTATTGGAGGAAAAGGAATTTGAATTATAAAAGATTTGAAAATGAATCCGACGAAGAGCTTATCTACCGGATTACAGGTGAAAAGGAACAAATTGGATCTTGGCAAGATGTGGCTGACATATTAAATGAATTGTTGGGTACAGAATATACAGAATCAAAATTCCGTAAGCAGAGACAAGCGTTTGATAAGATGCTTGCTGCAAACCAGTCCAAATTTGTAAGTAATGATTCCCAGTTACAAGAATTGGTAGCACAGCGTCAGGAACTGGAAAAAGAAAAGGTAAAGCTTCGTGACGAACGCAACGAATTGCTTAGAGTCATTCGTGAAGAAGCTCGAAAAGAAAGTTATAAAGACCAGGTGCTTCGCAGTATTGAAGAATATCAGAATAAACCGTTAGATTATGATGAAAATAAACGTTTTACTGGTATTTTAAAGACTGATAATGACTTGATTATCTCTTGTACTGATATTCATGCGGGCATTGAGATTAACAGTCATTTTAATAAGTATAATACTGATATTTTAAGAGACAGATTTAATCAGTATTTAGATAAGATTTTTGAAGTTCAGCTTAGACATGGTTCTGAAAACGCACATGTAATCTTATCTGAACTCGTGTCAGGAATTATACATAACACTCTTAGAATTGAAAACAATCAGAATCTCATTGAGCAGTTTTTGACTGTTACAGATTATCTTTCTCAGTTCTTATCTGAAATGAGTTATCATTTTAACGAAGTAAATGTATATATTTGCCCAGGTAATCATTCGAGAATTAGTGCTAAGAAGGAAGATTCGTTAAAGGGAGAAAATATTGATCATCTTGCATTACCATATTTAAAGGCAAAATTGCAGAATTTTAGAAATATCGTATTTAATGAAAATGACATTGAGGAGTCTATTGCTATCTTTAAAGTTCGAGATAACTTAATTATGAGTTCTCATGGGGATAAGGATTCGCCATCTAATGTGGTTCAAAAATTTACACTTTTATTTGGTGTAAAACCAGCCATCGTATATCTTGGCCATAGACATACTAATGGTTTAACAACGGTATATGACACAAAGGTTATTGAGAGTGGATGTCTGTCAGGGACTGATAATTATGCATTAGATTTGAGAGTACGAAACAAACCGGAACAAACTATTTCTGTTATTACTACAAATGGTTTAGATTGTTTGTATGATGTTAAGTTTAACTAAATTTCTTGGAGGGTATCATGCCCTCCTATTTTCTTAAGGAGGGTAAAATATGTATAGAATTATGTTGGTTGTAAAAGAGGGCAAAACTATTCAGGATACGCTCTACAAGTATTTGACTGTAACTAATACTAATGGCGAGATAATTCCTTTTGAGGTAGATAATCTTCAAGCATTAGATGCACAGATTGAGACTATGCTCAAGGGTGATTATAGAAAAAAGGATTTTATTATTGTTTCTGAGACTACTTATGACATTGATGCCAATTTAATGTAGTAATACAAGGAGTAAAAGGATGGAAAGAATTGTTATTGAAGATATTTTTGATGTAGCAGATATGATGTATGATTTGGCAATAGACGATGGGTTACATTCAACATTTGTGGGTAAATACGAAGATGTCGTAGCTTTAATCAAGGATTTGGCAGTATTTGAGGAGATTAATTTCGAAATCATTGAAGTAAATCCATATTGTGATTATGACAAGGAATATTATGTGACTCTTGGTGCAGAAGATATGAGCCTTGCTGTTGAAAAGGCTTATTATAATAATGCGTATTTAATTCATGAGACAGATGTTTTACTAATTGCAGATGATTGTAATTCTAAGATTTTAGAACGTATTGATTATGATACTGTTTTCGAAATTGGCTATGAGGTTGATGAGCCAGAATGTGATGGTGATTGTGAAAATTGTCATTTAAGTGAGCCAGATACACATGAAGTTATTACTCGTGTTGCCACTGATGATAATGGTAAGTTAAGAGGTTTTGAAAAGTCTTGGGAAACCAAGGAAGACGGAATGACTTACCACAGTACATATCAGTTTTATTCAAGTGATGAGAAGATGCTTAAGGATATGTTGGAGAATTTTAAGATTAAATATTAGTTATTAAGGAGAGTGGTTGCCCACTCTCCTATTATATTGGGATGTAATTCAGTTTGGCAGAATGCGTGATTTGGGATCACGATGTCGTCGGTTCGAACCCGGCCATTCCAATTTTGGTCAGATGGAAAATCTGATAAGGAGTTAAAGTAGGACGGTTTATACTGTCCTATCTCCACCTTCTATGTGTAGACGAATGTTTGGGTATGCTCCAAACGGCACAGAATATTAGAAGGGCGTGGCGAAATGCTGCGCTCTATTTTATTGCACAAAGGAGGAAATAATTATGGGTAAAAGATTTAGTCCAAAAAAATATAATATTATTTGTGGGGTTTATGCTATTACAAATAAGATTAACGGGAAAAAGTATATTGGGAAATCGGAAAATATTTATGTTAGATGGGACGAACATAGAAAAGAATTAAATAAAAATATACATAACAATAAACATTTACAAAGAGCATGGAATAAATATAAAGAAAATAATTTTTCATTTCAAATTATTGAAATTTGTGATTCGAATGAAGCTGCGTATCAACGAGAAATATATTGGATTAAATATTACGATTCTTTTAAAAATGGCTATAACATGAACGAAGGTGGTACTGGCGGGCTAGGATACAAGCATACTCAAGAAGATATAGAAAAAATGAGTATTATTCAAAAGGAACATGCAAACAATCCTGGTTATAGAGAAATGTTATCTGATGCACACAATGATTATAAGAAGCCAATTGTACAAATTGATTTGATAAATAATACGGTAAATTATTGGGATTCAAAAAATAAAGCAGGCAGACATCTAAATTTACAAGCAGCAAATATATTGTCAGCATTAAATAGAGATAATCACTTTGCACATGATAGTTTGTGGTTTTATCAAGAAGATTATAATGAGAACATTAATATTTGGGATTATATAGCACAAACAGATATGTATTACAGATATATCAAATACTATCAATATAATTTTAAAGGATCGTTGATCAAAATATGGGATTATGATGAATTGTGTAATTCCAAATATATAAACGATTGTGTATATAAGTGTTGTAATTTCCAAAAAGGGTTTTATGAAAACAGTATTTGGTTATTCGAGAAAGATATAAATCAACTTAGTGAATTGGTAGAAAAATATAAAAATAAAGCAAAAATTTATTGTGAGCCGATTAACGTTTTTGATTTGAACGGAGTGTATTTACGTACATCGGAGAATATTTATACTGAATCAATTTTATCCGATTGTCGTGCATATGATATTTGTTTATGTTGTGAGGGTAAAAGAAAATCTGTGAAAAGTCTTATTTTTAAATACATAAATATATTATGATGAAGAGTTTTAAATCAAGCTCTTCTATTGTGGATTAAAAGGATGAAGGAGTGTGAGGAATATGGCGTATTTGAAACCGCCCAAAAATGATGAAGAGGTCAAAAAGCTTACTTTGTCAGGAGTTAAGAAAGCCTATTCTGAGCTTTCTAAAGATTATTTAAGATTATTGGATGGGGATTACATTTACTGTGGTAAATGTAATTCCTTTTTAAGTAAAGATACTTTTTATTCAAGTAATGATTATGCATCTGGTAAATTCCCGGTGTGTAAAAAATGTCTGATGTTAATGGCCACGGATTATGAAAAGAAAACAAATACATATACAGAAAATAAAGAAAAGACAAAAGAGACTTTGAGGTTTTTAGATTTACCATTTATCGAGTCTGCGTATAATTCAGCTCTCTCATCTGTGCAGGCAGAGGTAAATGAAAAAAACCGAGGAACCGCTTGGCAACAATACATTACCATGGTTCAGTCTCTCCCGAACTGGCGAGGACTCCGTTGGAAAGATAGTGACTTCGGATTTGATGATATTACCGAGAACGAAGAAACAAAGATAAATGCAAAAACAATTAAAAATGGGAAAAAGCGTTTTGGCAATTATCCTCCTGAAGACTTGATGTTTTTAGAGAATGAATATCAAGACTGGATTACTAGATATGAATGTAATACAAAGGCGCAAGAATCTATTTTTGAGCGACTGAGTTTTAAAAAGTGGGAAATTA